AAAGCTGAAGAGCTTGAAGTGATGAGTTATACTTTGTGTGATTAATTAAACAAGATGTAACTAAGATATATACTTTATTAAACAAATAATAAAATGGTAGCAATATGAAAGATAAGATTAAATATAGAATGATTAATGAGACTCATAGCAGGTAAAGAAATACAAGTACAAGATGCAGTAACATGAAAGAAGATAGTAGATATACAGGTATCAGATAAGAAAACATTATCAGAGTTCCAAGAATTTATATGTATATTAGATGATGTAATAGAAGAAGAATATACACACTGGCAAGAGTCATGTGACTGTATGTCAGATCCTTGTGAAGACAATTGGCAAGACTGTAAATGTAAACATACATACATCAATGCACAAAAAGTATATAGTATTTATTTTAGTAATAACAAATAAGATGGCAGATATAATATGCAAACAATGTGGGAATACAAATGTACATGAGTTATCACAAGACTTATATAAATGTGACGATTGTCACGAAGAAGTAAACTGAGATCTAATAGCCTACATAGTAGACGAAGATCCAGATCTAGCAGAGAAGCAAGCAATAGTACAAGCGAACATAGATGATAATAAAACTTATTATATGAATACATATCTAAAGATATTATCATGGTTCGCATTACAGTACTGAGAATACAATCCAATAATACAAGTAGATAATCTATCAATAAAATTAGATGATGATTATTATGTATGAATATTCTATTCATCTGAAGGAGATATAATGATACAGCATTATTGAGATGAAGAACATGAACATGATCTAGACTGATGATGATGTGTAGATATGACAGATATGTATAATTTCATAGAAGAAATATCATGAAGTGATAACATAAACTGAGCAGAGTTATTAACTCTAAAACAATTCATAGAAGATAAAGTAGACTTTATCTATGAGTTATGTTTTACTTGATAAGAAAATAAACAAATGGAAATTTGAAATCAAAAAGCAGATATTATAATTAATACAGGATTTGATAAAAAACTAATTGAGTTATGATTTAATCAATATAACATATGAGATATAGTTGATATATCATTAGATAATTTTGATGAGATGTCAGATTTCTGTATGGATATTGATGACTTCACTATACTAACAAAGAAGTTTTATCTAAAAACATTTAGAGATTTTATGAACATAGAATTAGAAATAGATTGAGATTGAATATATGTATCAGATATGTATAAATATTCTGATGAAGAACTAGATATGATTAACTGAATAGTTAATCAAACTTTAAATCTTAACAAAGAATTATGATTAAAGAATTAGATTGGCAGTTCTTAAAAGATACTGTAGATGAATTAGATGTAAACTATCCATGAGAATGAATAGATTCATTTAATGATATCTATGAAGATATGATAATACAAGCATTAAATAATCTATGAATAGAATGAGATGCATTTGATTTAATAATAGAAAGGATTTATTATAATTATCTAGATACTAGAATAGATTTATGAGTAGAAGATTTCTTAGAAAAGCATCCAGTCTACAAGGATAAGAAAGAAGAGTTAGAAAATATTTTATATTAAATAAATATTATGAGTAAATATATAATAGACATAAGAGTTACAGCTGATAGTACACTATCAGAAAAGGAACTAAAGAAACTATTAGTGATAGCACTATGGGATGAAGAGACATGAGTAACATTAGACTGAAGTTCTGAAGAACTAGAAGTAATAGATTATGATACAATAGATATAGAACTTACTAACTAATTAAAACTATGAGTAGAGATATAAGAATAGAATTAGATAAAGATGAGATACAATGTATATTAGATTGAATCCCATATTATACAATGCAATCGAATTGTGACATAGAAATTGTTATAGATACAGAATGAGATTGTCCATATTGTGAATGAAGAAAATATGTATCACAACATTTTAAATGTGAAGTATGCTGAATCTGAATGTGTAGCAATTGTTATAATGAAGAGAAAGAACATGACTGACATTATCATCAAGTATGTGAGGATGCAGAAGATGATCTATATGATAAGATCATAAAGAAAATCTGAGATGAACCAGATTACATTTGTGAAAAATGTTTATGAGAAATAGAAAATTAATTATTAATAAAAATAACAATGACAGACTTAGAAATATTTGATCAACTATTACATGGTAATCATGTAGAGAAGAATGATCTATTGAAAATAGAAGCAAGATTAAAACTTCTAATAATGGAAGTACAATCAAGAAAGAAACATTTTGATTTATAATAGAAGGAATTTTATATTAGTAAATAAATTATTATGAATAAAGAATTAACAAACATATTAGAAAAATATTTTTGATTAACATTAAAGCAGTGACTTATTAGATACAATATAGAGAAAGGAAAAGAATGAATATCAGATCGGATTACAATAGAATACAATGATCGTAATTCATATGCTCCATCTGAAGATTGATACAAATGGAAACTATTATGTGCATCAGCAACAGATACATTTAAAAATACTGAATCATTTCTTTCATGGGTAATATTAATATTAGCAGATAAGATGTTATGATTTAGTCAAGATATAAATTGAATACAAAAAGATTATAATTTAGTTCGTAAGAAATAAAGTAATGGATAATACAGTAAAAGAATTAGAGAGAATGTATGATAACTTTATAGAAGAGTTATCAGACTACGAGAAATTAACTAGAGTAGATTTTATAATTAAGTATTGTTCTACAGATACTGAAGAAGAAATAGATAAACAATATAAACAATATAAAGATTATGTAGAATCATATGATGATGATCCAGAAGATATGTATGACAAATGAGAATGGACAAATGAAATATATGCTGAAGAAAATTCAGACAGTCTACAAGATATTATATACGAGTACTTCACAGACTATTGAAGAGATGAGTATGTGCATACAGAATATAAGGACCAGAAGATTATAGATTTAAATCTAGCATGATGATGACCACATATAGATCTACATATAGAAACTAAATATGAGTCTATAGAATGGCAATGATCATGGTGATGACATACATTTAAAGAAGAGTGTACTGAGTACTACGATACAATATGTACATTATATAATATAAATGATTATTAATATCTTGTACTTAAATTTATTCTGTCTAAATAAATCTACATAAAATATTTTTATGTAGGTTTTTTTTATTTTTATCTACATTATTTTATTTATTAATTTATATAATACATATGAATACAATAAAGATTAGATACATATCAATGGCATTATTAGTAGTAATTATATTAGTACTAACAATTGTTATTTGAAGTATGAACAGAACATATAAAGCTAAGGTAGCTTTAGTAGAACAAGAGTCTCAAGAAACTATTAATAGTTTAGAAGAGAAAGTACTAGAAAAATCTGATATAGAAATGTTAGAGTTTTTATATAGTGAAGCTAATTATTATGCTGAATGATATCTAGATAATATAGATGATTGGAAACAATTAATCAAAGAAGAGGAAGTAAGATATGAACATGAGATATTAAGCAGAGAATGTTATGGATCTCAAATGGATAGAAAGGTTAATTGATTAGAATACAATATAGAATATTGTTTAGATAAAGAAAACCTTGAACAGTTCAGAACAAAAAAATAATAGAGGTTAAAGACTCACCTCTATTATTAGAAGAGCCATTATCAATTGGTGACTGGAAAGAAAGATCAATAGATTTTATTCAGAATTGATATGGATCATTCACATGAGAATGATATACAGATACATGTAAGTTTGATAACAAGCAAAACAGTTGGTGACATTGAACAGCATGTAAAACAATATGAGATAAGATAAATAAAGAAGAAGCAGATAAACAATTTGCTTCTCATTTAAATCCTCTCTATGAAGTTGTAGATAACTCTTGTTACAATGATAACCAAAAGATAGCTCTCGTTTCATATATGTATAATACATGATGATATCAGATGAATTTAAGATCATACATAAAGAGATGTTCTCATAAAGATATAACATATATCATGAGTGTATGGTGATGGAACGCTGAGTATCCTTGATTAAAATCAAGAAGAGAAACAGAATTATATTTCTATAATATATAATACTATGCAAGATATATGGGTAACAATAGATGGAACACGAATACCATATAAAGAATTAACTGACTCTCATATATTAAACATAAAGAAATATATAGAGAGAAGAGCTAAAGAATGAATCCAACAAGCTTATTGAGTATTAAATGATCCAGATACATATGATGTAGATATAGTATATTGACAGCAAGTCTTAGATATACTAGACTATGAATGAATATGTGAGGAAATTAAATCTAGAAAAATATAATATATAATAAGAATAAGATTATGAATTTTAAACTATGATCATATGAAGGACCAGTAACAATGCTTCAATATAATAATTGAAGAACTGCATTCAGTTGGAACACAAAGAGTGGAGAACCTATAGCTACTATCACAGTTAATCTATATGATGAAAGGATAGCTAGTGATGAGGTAGTAATAGATATAAACAATATGAGTTATATATGAGAAGTGATTACACAATTAAAAGCACAAGGATTTATAACAGATCATGTAAGAGATACTCAATCATGATTTGTAAATTATCCAGTATATAAAGTAACACAAGAAGTATTAGATTTAATCTAATATACTAAGTTTGCATTTTGTATTAGAGTTATTATAATAGCTCTAATACTTATTATTAATAATACAATATGAAAAATTTTAGAAATGGAAAACATGTTAAGAGAGAAATAATATTAAAAGATTTCAATACATTAATGTTATTGAATGAAGGTAAGATGTGATTCGCTACACAGCCATGAGAAAAGTTAGAGCTATTACAAGAAGCTCAACCAGATGATACAGTACTATTTAGTTGGCAAGGTAAAGTTGAATCATCAGATATATTTGAATTAACTTCTGAAGATATCGAAAGAATTTTATCTGAATAATAATTTAAAATGAAATATAAAATATGAGATAAAGTTAAAGTTAAATGATTATTACAATTAACTGCATGACCTTCATCAAACGATAGTAGAAATGAAATGTTAGCAGATAACACATATAAGATATTATGACAACATTCAAATTGAAATTATAGAATATGAGAAGTATATCTATTATCTGAATGGATGATAGAATGATTAGTAGAAGATATAGAAGAACCTATCTTACCTACTCATCCTTGAATATGTTATAAATGATTTCAATCACAAGAACATTATGATAATATAATGCAATGGATAGAAGAACAGACATCATATAAATTTATGTGAGGTTCACCTACATATGAAAACTTTTATAAAAAAAATAAAAATGTTACAATACATTTTGCTGAAGATGAAAGATTATATAGAGACTCATTTAAATCTTATGAAACAATTATAGATGTAAGTAATATATTATTGCCAGAAGGAAATAAAGTTAATACACAATTAAGAGTATGAGATATAGTAAGAATAATAGATGATTCACCATATAGTAATATGGAATGAGAAATATTAGTACATAATAAATCAGACGATAGTTATAGAATAGATATAGATTGTATACTATGGAGATATAAATATCAACTACAAGTAATAAAAAGAGTAGATGTAAAATGAATACCAGAACCAACAAAAGAATTTAAAGTTGGTGACACAGTAGAAATAGTATCTAATGAAAATAATAAATCTTGATTAGATATATGAAATAAATTTATCATACAAGAAGTATATAAATGTGGTAGCTTTCCTACATGGTATAGAAGACACAAATGAATATGATCATGAGTACAAGCAGAATCATTAAAGCTAATAGATAATATATCATGATGATCATCACTTGGATGAATATCAGATTATGCATTATGATCTAAATGATGTAATGAATATATAGATGTATCTCATATTGAAGAATACAAACAAGCTATCGAATACTTTAAAGATAAATGATATAAATTATTTCAAGCATGGGAAGACTGGGATATAGAATTACCAGACAGTACATCAATATATATTAACGATACATGAATGATAGATTATACATATTATATAATGGATGATCTACCAAATGGAAAAGAAATATTTTTAAAACCTAATACAAATAACACTATGTCAAATATAGAAAATGCAGCTGACAATATAGCTAATGAAGAATACTTTGCTAATGCAAAGAATACAAAAGAATTAACTAAAGTAAATTCAGAAATGAAAGAACTTTTAGATATATTAGAAAAAGCATCTAGTGATACAGATGATAAAAGATCTAAACTAAATTGATTATATACTAGAATTAATAGAGCATTTGAATATAAAGATTCAAAAGATATTAAAGAATGTATATCACAATTTAAAGAAGTAAAAGAATTTCTTAATTCATATACAGAAAATACTGTAAACGAACTATGAGAAATAGAGGACAGTAACAATTCATTTGATGTAGAACAATTCTTTAATAAAAATTAAAACAACAATGGCTTAGTTTATTGGACTGGCTAAGCCATTAACATTTCCTTATGGAGATGTTTTAGTTGCTGATTATTCTGACTTGAATAAAGCAAAGAAATAAAATAAAATTGAGATATAACACAAATGATATATGAAAAATTATCAGATGATTGTAAACAATTATCAGCAACTGTAACATCTACTTAAGATTATATTATCTAATTATAATACTATGCCAAAACAAACAGCAGTACAAATGATCATAGATGTGAATCATGATACACAAGAATTTAATGAAGCTGAACATCCAGTTCATTTAAAGATAGCAGAGATAAGAAAGTTCGTGAGTGTGAATTTAACTATGCAAGAATATGATGACTATATGGCTTGCGAGATAGGAAGTGAAAGAGAACAATTCATTGATAATATTTTAAAATTAATTAAATAAATATGTTAGTAAAAGAATTGATAGAACAACTATCTAAATATGATTGGGATAAAGATATTAATATTAGAGATGAAAGTGATAACCAAATATCTAATATTGAATGAATACAAACAAATAGTAAAGAAAGTTTTATTACATTAAATTATAATTCTACGGATTAATATTTACTAAACAAATAACTAATAAATAAAATGAAACAAATAAGTAAAATAATAATAGCAATAACAATATTTCTATTATCATATGCATGAACAAATGCAACGATATTAACAGATGAAGATCTATTTGATTTCTTCATAGCATGAGAAATAAACTTCGAAGAATTAATATTCTTATTAGAAGATGAATGAGAAACAGATGCAGAGTTCGATTATTATTTTAATGAATTATTAAAATAATATGAAGAGAAGAAATAGGACATCAGATTATAATAATAAATATAACAATGATCATATAGTAGCAAAAGATATCTGATGAACTAATCATCCAGATAATATACAAAGGATTCTTATTACTTATCACAGAGCAAAGCATACTGTATTTAAAACTAAGTCTACTGTTGATAAGCTTCTTCATATATTAGAAGAAGACTTACCAGCATTACAATGAGACTTTGTAAGAGATGTTAAACATATATTAGAAATACATAGATGATATGAGTATCATGATCATGTAATTAAGAAACCATATAAAAGATAATACAGTCTACAAAGATCTATAAGAGGTATAATAAATAATATCCAGAGACTTGTGTACTTGAAATTAATTGTGTACTTGAAATACATAATATAAAATATTCTTATGGAAGAGTAATATCCTTCCTTATTTTTATTTCTTAATCTATATGATTATGAGTACTATTAAATTGAATACTTTAGAAACTAAAGTATTATCTAAGTTCGGTTTAACTGAACAAGATATATTCTTAGAAGACATTTCAAGAAATGCTTCTAAAGAAATTACTGATGCTGAAGGTGAAGTTAAAACTCAACCAGCAACTACTTATATTAATATAAGAGGTTATGTTCTAGATGATAGTTCACTTAAATTAGCTATCTTCCCAGAGACTAACGAGTTATCTTGTAGAGTATCTACACCAACTGATGAAGTTGATGAAGTTACTAATAAGAAAATCTATGAAACTGATTATGTAAAATCAAATAGATTTAAAGAGCTGTTAGCAGATAGAAGAGTGTCATCTAAAGAAGACATAGACTCTATATAATATAAAAGCTTAGATTAAATTCTAAGCTTTTATTATTTTATATTAGTAATAAGATTACAATGCATAAATTAAAAAGAGTTACTAAAGCATATGATGCTTCAGCTTGAAGTGAGTACAGAAGTATATCACAAAGCAAGATAGCTAAAGCTATCAAAACAAACAGTTGAGTAATAGAATAAAAAAAGTGTAAGACTATAATGTCTTACTCTTTTTTTTTACTTACTGCATCTAACTGATACTTGATATCCTGTTAGGTGTACTAGTCTGCCTGTACAAACAAGTAATCTAATCAAATTAATTTAATTAGTTTATCATAGTATATACAATCGTGACTGCCCGTTACCAACTACAAGTTGAAATGTAATTACTTAATGTAGTTACAACAAGGTCACTATATTGTATATCCTATTTCAAAACTAATTAAATTAATTTGATTAGATTACAATATCCCAAAGCCAGCCCTCGCCTAATTCGTTATCTATCATAGATAGCTAACTCTATTTTAATCGGAAGATAATAATAGGATAAGACATTAGTCATTACTATTTAAATCTCTTATAACGCATTTAAATGCACAATATAAAATATTCTTCTGAACTATTTTATTATTAATTAAATTATTATGTCTAAACTACCAATAAGAATACCATATGAGATTATAGAATATTCACATAGATGAATAGATATAGACAATCATATGAATAGAGAATCAGTATCACACTTATTATATATTAAGAGTAAGTATGATTACGTAAAACAATTCTTTGATATAAAAGTTATTTGAGAAGAACCATTTATCTCTAAAGAGAAAGCAGCCAGAATGGCTAAATGAGAATTACTTAATCCCACAGATACGTGGGATATAGATACATTATCAGATGAAGAATTATCTGATACAGGAATATATACTTGAGAGAAATATAAAGAAGCTCAAGAAAATAAATAAGTGTACTAAGATACATTATATAAAATATTTCTTTGAACATATGTATATATCAGATACAGCTCAGCGAGTTGTACATTATATATATGTTCAATTATATTTATTATTAAAATTACATTATGAAACTATTTAGAATAAACAATATAGCATCACTATTACTATGGTGATTCATATCAATTATAGCTTATACACAAATAGCTATTAATTACTTGTAGATTATTCTACAAGATCCCAAAGCCAGCCCTAAGCCTAATAAAGCTAAAGCTAACCACACGAGACCTAGTGTCATACAACGCCATCCTCTACTGAATGTAGCACCTACGAAACATAACTAGAAGAGTCCAGAAAAAGAAACACATTAATTAAGGTAAGAGCTATGCTCCAGTAATAACCTCCCAGAAATCTATCCGACAAAAATCCTACTAATTGCAATACTAAAACTAATGAACTAGAATAAGTTCTATGCTTAACCAGAATCGAGTCGCAAAAGAAAGTCAAACTAAAGTTTGCTTTCTCCTATTAAATCCATATACTATAAGTATAGATTTAATCAAAACTAAAACCATCAAAAAACAAGAACAATAAAGAGCTAGTCATCTGATGAGAGATACCATAATAACAATCCTTTGTTATTAATCTCCCACTCAGAAAATAGCTCTTTATTTTCGCCCTAATTACTATTATATATAATTATACTATATATATTAGAATATATAAAAATATTATAATATATATATATAATAACTATATATACATATAATACTAATAAATAAAAAAACAAAAAAAACAAAAAACAAAAAACAAAAAACCACACAAACAAAAACACCATAACATATAAAACTACTCCTCAACTATAACCTCTCCTTCCCACTACCAAGCCAACACTACAATACCACAACCACAAAACAACAACCACAAAACCACAACCACAAACACTACTATACATACATACAACAAACAATCAACAACAACAACAAACAACAACAACACACACACAACAACACAACAACAAACCCTATCCCAAAGCCAACCCTCGCCTAATACAAACAAACAAATACACACAACACATTAAAAAAATAAAATAAAAAAACAAAATAAAAACAAAACTAAAAAACAAACAAATAAAAAGCTGATGCTGCTGCTGTCGAAGGGGGGGTATATATGTCCCAAGTAGTAGTATAGTATAGGAGTACCCCTTTCCATTTTATCTACTAATCACCAGGTAAAGTATAGACATAAAAAAAATAAATGGCTTATTGATGCTGAAAAGAACGGTACTCATGGGGGCTTTAAAATTGGATTACTGATATGGTGGAAATAAGGTTATGGCTTGTTATAGGCAATAAGTAGTTACAATAAGCATAAAGCACAAATATAATTGAACCAGATCATCTAGATATTGTCTTGATTTTTATATCAGAAAAAAATTTTTTGGCTTGTTGATGCTGATACAAAGGGGTACTCTCTAGGGCAGAAATATGAATTTATAGATGCTGTAAAAATAAATAAACTTTTGACTTTAATTTAATTAAACGTAGTATTAGAGTCGTTAGAGTATATTTATTAATAATTATTATTATATGAGCAAGACATTGGAAGCAGCGATAGCAGCGATTAATACAAAGTTTGGTGCAGGTACTACGAATTATTTAGATGCTAGTAAGAGGGATATACCTGTTACGAGTTCGTGATGTTTTGCGATAGATGAAGCATTGGGGGGATGATATGCAGATGGAAGGATAGTGGAGTTATTTGGTATGGAGAGTTCTGGTAAAACTACTATAGCGTTGCATGCGATACATGAGGTCCAGAAGAAATGAGATGTAGCAGCATTTGTAGATATGGAGCATGCATTTGATCCTGGATATGCTGAGGATATAGGTATAGATTTAGAGAAGTTAGTATTCCAGCAACCAGAGTATTGAGAGCAGGCAGTAGACATTGTTAAGATGTTAGCAGAATCATGATGCGTCAGATTGATTGTTTTAGACAGCGTGGCTATGATGATACCTAAAAAAGAGTTAGAAGGCTCTAGTGGCGATCCTAGTGTGATGACTCAAGCGAAGCTGATGAATCAGGCGTTAAGGATGTGGACATGAGTCTTGAATAAGAATAATTGTACATTGATCTTGATAAATCAGATTAGGCAGACTGTAGCGATGTTTGGGAGTAATGAAGTTACGACTGGATGATTATGAACTAAATTTGCTGCGAGTCAGAGAATTAGAGTTGGTAGAACTAGTACAGAGAAGGGGCAATTAAAATGAGATACAAAGACAGAGAATATTGGTACACCTACGAACATCCATGTTATAAAGAATAAAGTTTCAGCACCATTTAAGAGGGCTGAGTTTAATATAATGTATTGAGTAGGTATAGATAAGGTTGAGGATTTCATTAAATATGGTATTAAGTATTGAATGATCACAGGTAGATATCAAATTAAATGAGAGCAAGTTGCTAAGAATAAAGAGGAGCTTTATGAATATATCGGAAAAAATAAAAATTTTTTTGATGAATTAAGTATAGAGTTATGAGAGATCATAAAGAATAGTACACAGAATTAATTATTAAAAATATAATATGGATAAATATACACAAGAGTTTTTTGATAAGGTTAAAGATATACAAGAAAAATATGCTACTTCTTGAGCAGTAGTTATTCATTCAAATTGTTTTGAAGAGTTTAAAGAAAAAATTTGAGTTAATTCAGTAACATCAGAAATAAATAAAGAAGGAGCATATAAATGAAAAACAACATTATTATGAATGCCTGTCTTTATGACTGATGATATTAATAAAACAGTATTACCATTATTATTTAATTTTGATTTATCATTTAAGAAACCAGGTAATAGTAAAATATTTTCTAATTGAAAATATGATTATGTACAAATAATATCTAGAAATGATAAATGAGATATATGACTTAATACTTATAGAAGAGAAGATTTTAATATTAATAATATATAATATGAAAGATAAATGCGTATGGTGTAAATCAAAAGAAACAGTTATTGAAGTTTATGATTGACAATTATGTCAAAATTGTTTTGATAATGCAATGAAGATAAAGCCAGAAAAACAATTAGAAGAAAAACAAAGTGATTCAATAACAGAACAATTAAATAAAGATTTATTAGAAAATGCTAAAAAGTGAAGAATAGAAATGAATGATATCTCAGATTGATATCATACGTTCTGAGAATTATATAAACATAGGTCGCATTTATTTGTGGCTTTATGTAGAATGTCTCAAGAATGAGATAGAGAAGAATATTGATTTGATTGATATACTATAATCAGAAGTAGAGTCCATCAAGATTGATTAAATGTTTGGAAAGACTGGAAGATGTTTTTACTTATGATGATTAATGAAGATACATGAGAGCAAATTAGTTATCATTTAGATAAAGAATATTGGGATAAATGTTGGTTTGCTAAAACAGAAACACAAGCTACTATAGAATGGGATTGACATACATCAGATGATGTTTTAGAAAGATTATTAAAAATATAAAAAAGACTAGAAATTAATCTAGTCTTTTTTTTGTCTATCATATACTTTCATTCTTTCCATTATACTGGGAGAGAATACACACCTAAATCAGCGATGAGCATCTATAGGTAAATGTTTTTTAAACTTAGTATTAAACATAACCTTTCATTTAATCTTTCTTGTTTTCAAAGAAAACATATTTTTAATAGCAACATTTTTTCATTGCAGTAATTCATATTCAACTTCATGAAAAAATGAATCAAGTAATGTTCTAGCTAATGCTTTAGTTAATCAATGTTGTTTTGCTAATCTATCAGAAAGAGTTTTATATGCTACAGTTCTTACATTTTTTATTGCCATATTATTTATTTAATAATTTTTTAATAATAGTAGATGGTTTAAACTTAACTCTGTTCAATTCTGGTATTACGATCTTTTCTCAAGTAGATGGATTAACTCAATTTCTTGACTTAATACGTACACTATCAAATGTTCAAAAATCAATTAACCTAACCTTATCTCATCAAGCTATAGTCTTAGTTATATTAGAAGTTAAGCTTCTTATTACTATATTAATAGTAGATTCAGAAAAAGATGTATCATGTGCAATTGACTTTATCAATTCTTTATTTTTCATGTTATTTGTAACTTATGTTATATTATAAAATAATTATATTAGAAGTGCATAAATACTACATAAGAAGTCTAATAAAGCAAATTTAAGTTGCATTATATTATTTTTGATATATATTAGATGTATTATTATTTAATAAAATACATATATGTTACATGCAAAACTAAGATTAATAGTTAAGGATATAGAACAATATAGGAACTTACCATCTATATATAATATACAAAGAATGGATATCTCAGATAGAGATTCTAAAATAGAGGTTGTTATTAGACTAATGAAATTTATTAATGGTATGGATTATCAAGGATCATATTCTAATATGACTAAAAAGATTCCATTTAATGAAAGAAAATTTAATCAAGCTTTTGCTACGGCAATATCATTTTATTGAAAGAAACATATAGTTGTATGAATATTTGTACAGATCCTAGAGAATCTAATAAACGATTTGAATATGGATGTACCAGATAAAGCAAACTATCAAATATTAAAAGATATAATAGAAGGACCAGTAAAAGAATGAGAGATAAGAGAATATGATGATTTCTTTGACCAGGCATTAACAGCCGATGAGAAAGAAGTGATTACAGAAAAGAAAAAGAATAATGATCTAACATGATTATCAGATATAGACTGGAAGAGTATGAGCTTTTTATTCACATGATTAGATAAAACTGATATATCAATAGCATCAAGAGCTGATGCAATGACTATTAAAGATAATGATATTAAAAATATTATAGATAATCAATTAGAAAAAGATGCATTAACAGAATGATGCTTAATGATTTATAATAATATTTGAAAAATACAATGAAATAAAAGAAGATTTATATACATATATTTACTAACAGCAGCATTATTTAGACAGGATTATAAAATATATCCAGTATTAAATAAAGCATTTATATACTTAACAGAGTTATTAGAGAAAGAATGAAATAATATATAAACAATTAAATATGAAAATACTTATAGAAACAAGAATCGAAATAGATTATCAATTCAGATTAGATAATGATTTTATAGACCTATATAGGATTAACATAGATAACATGTTTGAACATTGAATAATAGTATTAGATAAATATCAAACCTTAGTACAACAATTGTATTATGGTAATTGACTATTTATCAATACTATTTTTTCGTTTTTACTAAAGTTGAAAACTGAAGGGGATTCTTTATACTATAAGAAGCTACATACAAAACTTTTAGAAAAAACTAAGAAGTATTTATTCGAAGAAAAAATAGAAGTTCTTATATATGAAGCTGATCCAAAAATCATTGAGTACCTGGAAATAGAATGCATCAATTATACTATTATAGAAAGTATGAAAGAGCTTTTAACTCACACGCACCAAAGATTTAAATAATTTTTAACATAACCTACTATGTCAATAGAAGACACAACAAAGTTAGTTCCATGAACTAAACCTACTATTCCTAATGGAACAGAAAATCTAGTATGAAATACTAATGTAAAAGAAATACCAAAAGAAAAAGATTGATTTTTTATATGACAAGTCAAATCATTTTGACAATCATTAAAGAAGAATTATGAAATATCACCATTTAGTGCTGTAGTAGATACAGCAAAAGATATATGAACATTATTCACATGAAATGATGACGATAAAAAAGAAGTAGCTACAAGAGCTAATGAGAATACATGATGATATTTCTGAGCTATATGAGATTTCTTTGATCCAAAGGTATGAGCTACATTAGATAATGATGAGAATAAACATAGTAATGTTATTAAATGATTTCAAGACAATCTAGGTAAGGCAAACTTTATAGCATCTACATGATTAGATGAATTAGATATATTATGATTTAAACCATTTTGATTATTTGATACTGATGATATTGAATTTAAAAAATGAGATAGGTCAGAAGTACAAATGAAGTTTAATGAAATAGATAAAGCACCTTTACCAGATCATATACAAAAACAAGTAAATGTATTTAGTGATAAATATAATCTAGAATTAAATAGTAGACTAGATAAAATTGTAAAACAAGAAATCAAAGATAAAAAATTATTAAATGATCAGAATTATATTTATAATAGGAAGCAAGAATTATTGCAAGACGAGCAAGCAAAGCTTGATGAAGATTATAATGAAGACATTGAATCATTAAATAAATCTATAGTAGAATATAGAAATGTTCAAAAGAAAATAATAGCTGATGAATATGTACAACCAAGAGAATGAAAAAGTCCTCTAGATACATTCAATTATAATATATCAGATAATGCTGCAGTAAGAACTCAGCAATATATATGAACAGAAATAGTAGACACTAAGATGGAAGAGATAATGCAATGAGTACAATGGAACTCTAAGCTAGCTTCTGATAGTGTTTTTAGTGATATGATATCAACTATAAAAGAAAAGATAACTAGAGATCAAACAAACTACTATGAGAATTTAGCAGCAGTAAAAGATCCAGAAAAAAGAGCAAAGATAAAAGGTATGTTATTACCACAGATGGAAGCAAGAGAAACATTATTTAGAGATGTATTAAAAAAATACGAAACTGAAATAACTAAATTAGATGATATAAGTACAATAGATAATAAGTTAGATTACACTAAAGATAAAATAATAAGCCAGGCATATCGTGATGCTATATCAGATCTATCTGAAGAAAATAGAAAGGCATTAGTAATAAGAGATGGTACAGATACGGTCATGGCTATGTACTATAATACTGAAGAATTAAAAAGAAGAGCAGATCAATGATGAGCTGTATGAACAATATTAGCAATATGAAATGTATTACAATTATGAATGCAATCATTAGATTTACCTTTCGGTTCTGCAGTATCTGCAATAGCTAGTGCAACTATAAAACAAAATGATACAGATAAAATATTCTATGATGAATATGAATTAACTACAGCAGCAGATGCATTACCTATAAAACTATTTAAACATATAGTTTATAATACTGATGATATAACTGAAGTATTAAATATAGCTAATGTATGAAACAAGATTAATGTTCCAGCAAAGGCAATATGATGAGTAACAACAACATTAAAAAACATATCTACTAATTTAAGGAAAGCAAGATCTTGACAAAACTTAAATTCAATAAATAAATTATTTAATTATTCAGTAGATACATGATTAACTACATCTAGAGTTTGATTATATTGATTAAGAGGTTGATTAGAATGATGAACAATTAATCCAAATATAAATAAACAGATGAGAATAACAGACACAGATGCAAACGCTATGACTGATTTTTTCTCTGATATGTTTATAGAACCATTCGCATATAAGACATTATGATCATCTACACCATCTATATGAACTTCAGCTATAGATTCAGCTATAAGTTGAAACTCACTAGTACAAAACTCTTTATCATATATGTTATGAGAAGTCTCAGCTAAAGATGCAGTTAAGTTTTATATGGAACAAAATCCTAAACTTACACAATCAGAAGCATATAAATTAATGGCTACTCAAAGAGACTTTGTATATAGTATTACTGATCAAAGATTAAGTGAATTATTTGATGTATCAAAAGCAAAAGATAAAGCAGCATTAGAAAAATTATATAAGAATTTTAGTGATGCATATGAGAAACTTAAATCATGAGATTTAAATAAAGCAAATAAAATGATTACTACATGAGGTGGTATATTAAAGGTAGATAATTTAACTACATTAAAATCTTGATTTGAAAATGAGGTAGATAGATGAATTAAATTATCTAAGTCAGAAGATCTAACTGATGCTAAAATTTGAAATGCAATTCTAGATAAACAAATGTCTGATATTATATCAGCAGTACAATGAAATAAAACATTTCAAGAAGCTATAATTAAATTAAATCCTACTACTAAAGCTGCAGAGGTAGCTAAATTTACATGAGCTATTAATGTTATAAAAGCAAAAAAAGCATCATGAGATTTAGATTGAGTACAATTAGATATGATAAAATTATTTTCAGATCTATATACTTTAAGAAATTCTACAGCAAACTTAGCTGATAAAATTTCTGCAGTATTAACATTAATGAATCCAATAACAAATGAAGTTATTCAAATACCAGTAGATAATTTAAATAAATTATTAGAATTTGAATGATGAGTTGATTTACAAAAATTAAATGATACTTGAATATTAGAAGTAACAGATAAAAATAAAGTAACTTTATGATTAGATAAGGCTTGAACATATAGTGTATCAGCAAAGAAATGAAATCTATTTAATAAATTAAGTAGTGAGAGTCCAGAATTATTAAAACTATTTAATAAAGGTTTAAATGAAGGTAGCGAAACACATCCATATTCATCTGGTAGTAATCAATATACTTATGAAGAAATAGATAAACTTAAGAAGATATTATGAAATTATACAGAGACAACTCCAGAAGGTAAAAAAATATATCATGAATGAATTTTCGGAAAAGACATTTGATATGTAGATGCTTGAACAAGTAAAGATAATAAATTAGTTAAATGAAAAAGATTTGGTAGACAACAATATGCTGATGATATGGCAAATACTCAAGCAAAGATAGTAATAACATATGGTGAAATGTTAGTCACTAAATGACCAAATAAATGAGAAGTAAAGAATTTATTCTATATTTGAGTTTGAAAGGAAATGACTGATTTATGATTTGATGTATCTGGTACATTCAAAGAATATCATGCAAAGAGTTCTAAAATAATAAAAGATATATTTTCACAAGTAACTATCCAGGACTGAATAGATCTAGCTAGACCACTTAATAATATTTGAAAGTTTGAAACAATCACATATGATGCTAAGAAACTTTTTATAAAACAATTATTAAAAGAAAATAAAATAATTGAATGAGATGAGATAAATAAAAAATGATTAGACATAGAGAAATTTATCATGACTAAGTTTACTAAGGAAGCTGATCAAGATCCATTAGCTAAATATATATTTGAAGTATTTGCAACGAGAGTTGTAAAGAATTTTGAATTATTTAAAAAAGTAGATTTAGATTTAAATAGATTAAATAATGCTAAAGATATAGATTCAAATAAAATAATAAAGACTATAGACAATTTTAATACTCTTATAGATTCTTTATCATGAGAAAAAACTATTACTAGATGATCAGAAGAAATGATTAATCAGTTTGATTTAAATCATTATAAAAAAGAAGCAGAACTTAAATATGAAGAAATAATAAAACAAAGAACTGAAGCTATTACTAGAATTGAAAATCAATTACAAGAATTAGATTCTAAATTATTCTTAGCTGAAGAAATAAATTTTAATAAAAATCAAAAAGATTATTTAGAAAGAAAATTAAAAATAGCTAATGAAACTTTTAATTATTCGAAAAAAGAATTTATAGAAAATTATTCTAAGCTTATATTTAAAAGAACATACGATTCTTTATACAAAGCTAAATTAATTAAATTTGATTGAATTATAAATAGTTTACCTCAATCAAAGAAGACTGGAATAAGAACGCTTAAAGATACAGAGAAATTAGTTAATGCGATAAGCAAAAGAACTAAAGAGATAGAAACTATGGAAATATCTTTAAAGTCTGGGAAAACGCAAGTAACACAAGATCCTTTATCTGATGTAGAAAAAGTATGAGTTGATTTGACTATAGAAACTATGGACAAATTAAAAAAGAATATACAGAAAAATAAATCAGAAATAAAAAAATTACAAACAGAATTAAGTAAAGCTGATTCATTATTACAACAAGAAGTGAATGTAATAAAGAATGCACATAAAATGCCAACAGCATTAAAGATAGTTTATAATAAACAGAATTTAACATTAGAGGAATTATATAGAGCTATAGCTAAAGAAGAATCTATAGAATATTTATCTACAGTTGATTGAGCAATAGAAGATCTATTAAGTAAGGTAGCAGGTAAAACAAAAATAGAAGTTAAATATAATGCATGAATACCAGAACCAATAGTAGCAAAGGTATGAATATTTTCTAAAGACGCTATTAGATTTATATCTAAAGAACAATTATTAAAAAATATTAGACATCTAGTAGATAATAAAAGAGATCTGGATATATCTAAAAAAGAAAACCCTATCTTTAAAGCATTCAATACAGCATTCTCTTGAGCTGGTAATAGCGAAGAAGTAGTTTGAGAACAATTATTCGCAGCAATAAAAAAAGATTTTACAGTAAAGGAATGAACTGATCCAAAAACATTACAAGAATTATATTTTTCTAGTAATGATTTTAAGGCTAAGATAGATTCATTTAAATTTGATATAGATATTAAATGAAAGAATTTAACACCAGGAGTTAAATCAAATATATCAATTGAAGCTTGAAAAAATTTCAGAGCATTCAAATCATTCTTAGATGAATATATAAAATGAGTTGAAACTAAATCATGAGTATTATGATTAAGATATGAATTAGTTGATTGAGCTACAGGTAAAGTTAAATCAGTAGCAGAGAGTAGACAGCTACTTGCTAATGATAAAATGTATTCTGATTTATATGTTAAATTTAAAACTCTACATAATGCTAGTACTGATTGAATAACAATAGCTAGAGAATTAGTTAGATATAAAAATTGATATCCAATATACAAACTTACTAGAAAGGAATGACAAATAAAACAGAATAGTTTATTTGAAACAGAATTAAAAGAAAATTGATTAGAATGATTTAGATCTATATCTATTAATAAAGTAGATGATCTAAAATATTTAAGTGTATGAGAAAATATTACAATTAATAATATATTAAAAACTAAATTATTAAAATCAAAGAAGTCTAGAGACGATTATAATACTTGAATAGAAACATTAAAAGTAGTAACAGATATAGCTAATTGATTAATTGAATCTAAAAACAAAGATAGTATTAGAGAACAATTATGATTACAAGAATGAGAATATATAATGTGAACTTACGGTGACAAGGAAACTTCTCTACAAGTATATAAAGCTGAAGGTAAAACATTTAAAGAAGCTGAAGTAGAATTTACAGAAAAATATATTGAATCATGATGATTTAAAACTGAAGAATGATTTGTATCTATATCAGATATAGTTAAAAGAGAATCAGCATTAGCATCTACTAAGAAAGAATTTTGAGATGTAGAGATAGATACTAAAACATTAGTACTATGAGAAGAGATACATACTACATGAACAAAGAATAATCTTGTAACTTGAAGAACAATTCTTGCTAATATATCTGAAGAACTAGATAGGATTAATCCAAAAAGAGATTTAGATAAACAAACTGAATTATTTATAGATACAGATACATATGTAGATATGTTAATCAATTTAGATCCTACATTAACTAAAGAAAGATTTGAATGAAAAACTTTAGAAGAATTAGAATCATATGTTGATACAGTATATGCTACAGATTTATTTGATGGTACATCATATATGTCTGATGCATTAGCTAAGATGCATGATCTAATAGATAAGTGAATGTTTACTGAAAGTGATAGAGCTAAGAAATTTCATTATACTTGATATGCAAAAGATAATAATAGATTTTTAGCTAAGACATTATTTAATAGAGCTGATATACAAGTCTATGATAAGAATGCAATGTCTTATAAAACTCAAGACAATGTAGTATTAATTGGTGAAAGTAGTTTAAAATTAAAATGATGACTAAGTAAATCAAAAGTAGAAACAGTTAGAGTAAACTGAAGAACATTTAAAGTTGTATGAGAAATAGAATGAACTAATACATGATGATTTAAAGACGCAGCATCTGATGCACAAACAATTAAAGAAGATCAAACACTATCAGAACAGATAGTGAATTTAATGGACTATGATGTATTGACAGCATATAAGTGAGTAATGGTTAAAGAGGTAGAAAAATTATTCGAAGAAACATTATGATGATTAGGATGATATGATCAAGAACTTGCATCATTCTGAGATATGAATTTATTTTTAAATAATTTACAAAAACTTCATAATGTTTGATGAACAACTGATTCAATGATTAATGCTAGACTTAAAAGTTTCTTAGATTGATATAAAGAATTAATATCATGAAGTACTGAGAAGTGAGCATCACATACAATACTATATTCATTAATAGACCTACCAAAGAGATCTAAGGCAGCGATGAACACGAAAACTATATCTAGATGGTCTAAATGAAAAACTAGACTAGAGAGAAATGAAATCATAGTATCTAAGGAATCTCATTTATATAAGAATGCAGTAAGAGATCTAAAAACAAACATAGACAGTCTACAAAAAGAAATATCAGAAGGTATTACAAATGAAAAAATATTAACAGAAAAAAATAATAAATTAATATTTTTAAAAGATCAGTTAGAAAATAAAGAAATATATATTACTTGATTAAGAAACCCTATACCAAACAAAGAGAACCTTTGAGTGTATAAGGTTATTTTAGCAGAGGATGTATGATTAGGTAAGGAAGTTAAATCAGATGATGTTATACTTCATCCAGAGACTACATACATGAAGATACAATGAGATAATGATGGTGATCACTTTGTTATGTTTCCTATTATATCAGATAAGTCTGAGTTAATAGCAAGAACAGCAATGTGATTAGATATGGCTTGAGATTTATATTGAACAGTTAAATCAGATTATAATAATACTATTGCAATAATAACTCAAACTAAAGCAGATCGTTCAGATAAAACATTTAGTTTATCTGAGAATAGGTTTAAGAATCTTGAAGCTAAATTAAGTATATCTACATGAATGTCAGTTATAAGATGAGCTAATATATTATTACAATATCAACAAGCAATAATTACAGATCATCCACACGCTAGTAATATACTAAAGATTAAAGTTAAATGAAAAGAGATTATAATAAAGAAATGAAAAATATTTGAGAAAGATAAATATGAAACAGTTCAAGAAATTTTTGATAATATTAAAAGATTAGAATGAAATCTTAATCCTGGATACTGAGATGTATTTAAAAAATCAAATACATATTGATCTGAAACTTGATCTATAGTTCAATTAATTATGGACTATGCTAAAGATAAAACAGGTAATCCATTTCCAAAGGAAGTATGGATTAAAGATATGATGAAATCATTATGATTAAAAAATCCAGAAACTATTAAATATTTATTTAATAATATTCTATCACCTATGTGAGCATCACATAAGGCGTGAGACAAGAGTTTAAATCTTGCGAAGGTAAGATGACTAGCTATTAAAAAGAACTCACCTATGTGAGAGAAATGAATACTTGCAGGTATATTATGATATAGAAGATCAATGTTTACAGACTTCTGAAATAAATATGCACAGATAATAAATAAATTAAGTAATGCAACTGAACCAGAATTTATATTAGAGAAAATGAAAAATGAGTTTGATCCAAAAACTCAAAGATGAATTATATTAAATAAATTAGTTGATACAGTTATAGAAAAGAAAACAAATTTTATAACTCAAGATACTAGAGATATTATACAATCTGATTTTCAAAGATTAATAGAGTTAGAAGATCAAGCTAAATTAAATTTAAAAGATAGAGATGTAACAAATATAGTATTACAACTAGATGAATTATATTTAAAACATACAAACGAAGTTACATGAAGAATAAATCATCATAAAATTATTTCTGAATTTAAAGTAGATTGAAAAGATATTATAAATTCTAAATGAGAATTAGCAGTAGAAAAATCTTATAGAGATTTAGTAGCGTTATATTCTTTATCTAAATGAAATTCAAATATTTTTAATTTATTAACTGATTGAGATAAATTAGATTTATTAAATTTTTCTGATGAGAAAAGATTATTAAGTTCAGCACATTCTATTTATAAATATAATAGATGACTAGAACCAATAGTTATTTTAAGTAAAAATATTCCTATCAATAAAAAGATAGATCAATTAAGATCTACAAAAAATAAATTAGAAAATGATATTTGAGAATTAAGTTCAGATGCATTAGAAATGTATGATGAATATAAATTAAAAAATAAAGAATTATCTAATATGACAGAATCTATAGATGATATAGAAGATGCTTGAGTTACAGATTACTGAGAGATAAGAGAATCTATAGATAGTATAGCTGATTGAGCTGATTGATTTATATCAGATATACAAAATACTTCAGATAAGATAAATGATCTAGAGCAAGAGATAGTTAAACTAGATGAATATATAAACTGATTAACAAAGAATAGTGATAAAGAAATAGCTGATGCTACAATACTAGAAGAATTTTGAACTGACTTACAATCATCTTATGTTCCAGATGATTATATTTCTAATCTAAATCTTACTCATAAGATATGAGAAAGAGATTTTATTAAATTAATGGATGATTTTAAATCAGCATCAAGTGTAGATTCATTATTAAGAGATTGAATTAAATTAAAATTTGAATCAGTACTTAGTTCATGGAGACCAGAAATAATGTGAAAGGTATTAACAGCAAGAGATTTAAATTGAAGTGCTACTATGGCAGTCAAAGAATTAATGATCACTATAGAACAATGATTAAAAAAAGAAATAAAAGCATTAGGATCTCTTAAATGAACTGAAGTAAGAGCTTATGATGAAATACTAGCAAGAATTAAAAAACATACAGCAGAGACAGATAAAGGGCATGTATTTAATGCAGAATGATATTTAGAAGATTTATGAAAATTTTCTGTTAAGAAATTTGAAGCAAATGAATCTGAGATAATAAATAAGTATTGAAAAAAAATAGCTGAAGACATTCTACCACCATTGATGAATTGATTAAATCAAATGGATCAATATTATAAAGATAGCTGATGATATAAATTAAACTATTGAATAAATGTTTCTTGATGATTTCTTCAAGATCTAATTTGATTATTTACTTGAGACTTCGAATTTGAATTAAGAAGACTATGAATAATTACAAAGACATGAACAATGGATGATGCATTCGTTGGTCCAAGATGAGAGTTTAATAAATATATGAAGGAATGAGCTGAAGCAAATTGAACTAAATTTAATATCAAACAATCAAATGATATGTATGATGTACTCTTTGTTAAGAAAGATGATAGCTTATTATTAAGTTTAATCAGAGAAACGCAAGCAGCATATTATCATTGAGCATATCAGACAACATCATTATTCTTATGATGAGTATGACATATAGCTTGATTGACTCAAGTACTATGAAATACAATAGAGATGTTATGATTTTTAAGAAAGGCAACACCATCTCAAATAGCAGAAGCATCTAAGGTAGTAGAAGAATATAAATTATTATGAGAAGACGCTTGATCACATTGACAAAGATTATGAGAACAAAATATAGATACTAAGATAGGTAAGTTACAAAAATTTGCATCTGAAGGTATCAAATGAATTGTTAAGAAAATGACTAAAGAGTTATGAACTAAAGATCCATTGTTACAAAGAAGGTTAATGAATATTATAGATACAACTATAACAGAACCATTACTAGCTACAGATATGTTACAAGATGCTGTTAGAAGACAAGCATCAGCGATTAGACTTATGGAAATATATTGAGTAAAGACTAAGGATCAATTAGATAAAGTACTTACAACATCTAGAGAAAAAGATAAATTCAAAATATTATTCTATAGAGAACATAATGATATGTGAGGTTGAGTAATATCTAATATGCCAATATTCAAAGAAACATTTCTTACAAGGATATGAAGTCAGACATGAATGTGAGTTTGATTTACAACTAAAGTATTTTTTCAATTATATAAATTTTTAAATTGATGGGCGTTTCATAAATTTACTACTTGAATAGAAAGACAATTAGCTTGATGAGAAGCAATTAGATTATTTATGAAATGAGATAAACATTGATGAAATGTATTAATGAAAGAGTTTATAGATTATAATACAGCAATGCTATTAAATATTTGAATGGCAGCATGATTATGAGCTAAGATAAGTAAATATGATTACAGCGATGAAGATGATAAAACTAATAAATGAATGTTTATAGAGTCAGCAGTAAATAATTTAGCAGCTCTAGAAATATTATTTGATAGAGAGTTAGGTAACTTACAATGAAGAGAAAATGAATCTATGGCTCTTAGGATGCAAGTAACAACTATAGAGATGTTCAAGCATATGACTAGAGTAATAAAAAACAATCCATTTAATTTTTTCAAGACAATCCCTTCAGCAGTTAATAGACATGAAACATTATGAGAAGGATATCTAGAAGCATTCTATATGGCTACTCAAAACTCAGTATGATCATATATGAGAAATGCACATTGATTATTAATCTGAAGTATGTATGATCAAATGAAAGGACAAGATAGTTTATCAATGTTCTGATATTGAATACCATCTAACTTAAGGGAATCACAAAGTGAATTACAAAAAGCAAATAGAAGTTGAAGAGTAAGTACTCTATGATATTGAGCAAGTATATGAGATATATTTATTTCATTTATGAAACCACAATACTTAGGGAACGCAGCTATAACTACATGAGTAAATCAATTGTTATCTACAGAAGAAGTTAAAAATTTATATGACAAATGAATATGAGCTTGATGATATAATCTTGATACTATATTAGTAAATGATTGAGAATTAGATCAAGTATATACAGAGAAAGCTTGGAACAATATAGTTGTATACCAATGAGTATGACAACAGCTAGATGATAAAGGAAGAAAAATATTAACAGCAGGTAAAGATTTATATAGTAATAAGATGGATGACATCATCACAAAAGCATTAGCTGACATCTGATATACTAAAGAAGACTTTGTTAATAGACCTTCAAGTAGGACAATAGCATTACAAAAATTATTCTATGAAACTAAACAAAAAGATATACCAGAATTAAGTGTAGCACATTTAACTTCATACATAGCAACAAATAGATTTAAAGAAATACAAAAAGAAATTAAAGAAGAAAAATGAATAGAATATAAAGATGCATTCTATTTTGAACAAGATGAACAAGCAGGAATTAAATATAAAGTATTGAAGGAATTAAGTTCACAATGATTACTAAATGCTAACCTAGAAAATGTTAAGAATGTATTTGGATTACATATAGAAAAAAATCAACCAGAACTTTATAAGCATATGCAAGAAGCATGAGCAAGTAGTTGATTAAAAGATTATATGAATTGATTAGCGATCTCAACAAGAAACTTACAAGAGTGAGATACTAATGCAAAATACTTAACTTCAGAATATACTAAATCTTTTAAATGATTACTAACATATTATAGTCCATTATGAAAAAGATTAGAACCTACAGCAGAAGCAGTAGAATTAGTTAAGGAAGCAGCTTTAGTACATATTAGAGAGATAACAAACTCTACTCAACCAGGTAAAGAACAGACAGCTAAAATCGCATCTGTACTATCATGAATGAATGATTCATCATGGGATATGCTAAGAGATAATGATGTGTTTAATTTATTAACACTACCAGCACAAAGACAATTAATTAGTTGGACCTATAAGACAGCAACTAATATACAAGACTTTGATGCAGATTCTATAGCAAACTATCAAGTATCTAACTTCTGAAGTGGTAGTGGTAAATCAAAATATTTTCCAAACTATTTTAAGAATTGACAATCATCATCATTCGCTTGATGACCTAGACCATGATTCTGAAAACAATTTCCTCAGATGTCACAATTTCTTAAATGAAAAACTATACCAGAAAATTTTGATAGGATAGCATATGGATCATTACCACAAAAAAGTTTACAATTAAATTATTTAAACTTCCCTATAATAAAAGAAATAAATTCTTATTTCATACAAGAATCATTTAAGGCAGCTACACAGCCAACTAAATCAAAAGTTTATATAAAGAAATGAACTCCAAAGAAATGATTTGTAAAATCAAAACAAAAGAAGATTAGTTTACCAAAACCATCTAGATCAAAGACAAGTCCTATTAAAATAAGAAAGACTACGATCAAAGGATTACCAGGAGATATAACTAGCAATTAATATTACTTAACTAAATATATATGGATACTGAGATAATACTAGCATGAGATGAAAAGTCTGTTAAATCAAATACAGATGTAGAGCTAGCAAATATATTGGATGAAAAATGATTATCATTAGGAGACAGTATAGATGAAATAGTGGACTTACTATCTGATTTAAAGGACAATAAGTGAGCTTCAGCATTACAGACTAGATTAGATTTATTAAAACATGTACAATCTATTCATTGAAGTAAGGCTAGTTTAAAGAGTTTAAACATATGAGTATTCGTTCATCCAGGTGCTACAGATAAATTAACACATTAATTAGAAAACATGATAACATTAAAAGATATAAAATATAATAGTTATATATGAGATCTAACATACTTTAAAGCACTCAAGAATTTCTTGGGTGCATTTAAAGCTGATGTAGATGAGATAGTATGATCAAATGAATTGATGTATAAAGAATGAACTGATCTAGATTCATTAGATAAAAAAGTATTAGATAGAACATTAGCAAATGAATATTGACATAAGTATTTATTTAAAGTAGATTTCGAAGTTGATTGATTACTTGCAGAGTTCTATTGAACTAAGAATACATCAATGATGCTACCAAAATTATTAAAGTCTAGTAATGTAACTGAGATTAAATCAAAAGTTATATTACAATACTTTATAAAAGAATTAGTTAAATCATGATATCTAAGTGATAAGTATTATTTAATATTAGTTCCGATATTAAAATCTTTCCCATTATGATTTAATAAAAAATTATGAAGGGTATGATTCTTAGAAGAAAATATTAAAGCAGTTAAGAGTTCAGCATATAATAATAAATGATTAAATTCTACAAAACAATGAACATTATCTGTTATATGAAAGTATTCTTTAGAAGAAGTACTAGCAAAAGAAATATCAATTTGATATACTAATAAAGATATCTGAGATCCAAATAGAGAATATTGATATACGCATTCATTAAGGAAGGCAGCATGATATTATTTATTAGATTGGACTAAGAATGTAATATTAAATTGGGCTAAGATAAATGTAGTTGCAGCAAGTAAGTGATCTGGTAAATCATATTTCGCAGCAGAGCTATGTGCAGCAGAATTATTTAAACAAGGTTCATGATTCTGATGAAGAAAGATAAGACAGATTAAATACTTCGTTCCAGATCTATCTAATGTAGGTTCAAGTATAATGGATTATATGGAATGATTCTTAATTGAATTTACTAGAAAGAAAGTTAATTGAGAACCTATTATAAAAATAAATAGAAGTAAATCAGAGATAACTTGTACATTAACTGGTACAACATTTAGAATGGTATCATTATATAATTTCTGATCATGATCAACATGAGAATGATTAGCTTGTGACTTTGCAGTTATAGATGAAGCAGCTTATGTAGAAGATGCATTCTGGACATTATTCTCTCAAAGAGCAATGATGGAGACAGAACATATGCTAGTTATTACTACTATATCTGAAAAAACTCCTAGAGATCATTGGTTCTATAGACTATTAATAGACTGAGAACTATGAGATAGCTTAATATCATCTACAAGAGTAGATATAAATAATAAAAGAGAGTTATATCAATTAGATTATAAATCTAATATGGAAGTAGAGACTGAAGAACAAATAGAATTGATGAATAAAAAGCTAGATGATCTAATGTATTTTACAATATGAAACTTAAAGAAAGCATCATTAAAAGAATTTTATGCTAGAGCATATTGTGTTATATTAGACGAGAGGAATGTATTCAATATCGTAGGTAGTATTATGCCACAAGTTATGTTACAATGAAATGAGAGCGATTATTATGTACTTTCTATAGACTTCTGAGGTAACTCTGATCCTGCATGAGTTGTATTATTAAATATTACTAAAAGAATAACTATAGATACTCAAGAATTAAAATGAGTTCCATACTTAGAACAATTAACAGTATGAAAAATATTAAAAGATAAACTTAAACATATAACAATTATATGAGATGCAACAACTATAGGTAAAGTAATAATGCAAGAAGATAAAAAGAAAGATATGGTAGTTGATTATTGGATACAATTTACAGGTAACTGAGATTGGTCATGGAATCATAAATGATTTTATGTAGTAAGTAAACGACATATGGTAGAGATGACAGCTCTAATGCTAGATAAATGAGTATTGAATATAGCATCTGTTCATTGAACTCTAATAGATCAGATGAAAAACTTTGTTAAGATAACTTGAACAAATAGTTTGATAGCTAAATATCAAGGTAAATGAAATAGCCATGATGATTTAGTAGATGCATTAATGATGTGTATATTCTTCATAGTAACTATACTATGATTAACAGATGTAAAGACTTGGCAGGAATATTGAGTCGAATTTGATAATGAAGATGAACATCTATACAATAGTAGTAATTACATTAATAGTAATTCTAATTATAATAATTCTTGAAACTTATACTAATGGCAAAAATTGAAACACAATCATTTACTAAAAAAGAAACTAAAGCTTTAGAGGAACAAGATGTTTTGATCAGAGATGTTATAAACAGATTTGAGCAAGAAAAATTTCCTAAGTATATAAATAACTATAAACAGTATCTATGATACACATTAGATAGATTAGCTGATATAGAATCATGGCAAACAAATATTAGTTATCCATTAGCAGCATCTATAGTAGATACAGAATTTGCAAATCTATTTGATTTTAATTTTGTATTCTGAGTACAAGAATCTATATTTAAAAATCTATGCTGAGATGTATTTGATTATAAATCACAAGGTAAGCAAGCACTTAAATGATCATTAAAGGAATGCTTAATAACATGAGAATGATTTACTGAGACTTCATTGTTTAAAAAGAAAGAAGAATATACTTTTCTTAAATGAAAATATAAACAAACAGTAGTAACTAAAAAACCAAGTATAGATTTCATATCTATATTTAATGTATTTTATGATGATGTACAATGAATAAATAAATCTTGATATCAAATAAAAAGAGTATTTAATACATGAGATTTTATCAAAGATAAGTATTGAGTATTATTTGATGACTGAAAAACTAAGAAAGTTAATATACATTGATTTATAAATAAAGTATTAGCTATAACAAATAAAACTAAAACTAGATATAGTTTATATGATTACAATCCTATAAAAAGAATTAATAACTTTTCTAATATAATAACAAAATCATATAACAATTGAGTACCACTAAGTACTATGATATGATCGGTTAGAGATGAACTATCTACAATAGATAAAAACAACTTTTATTTAGTACAAGATAAGAGATCATACGAAGTAGTTGAATATATTTGTAAATGAAAATTAACTGTATACATAGATTGAAATTTATTGTATCATGGTGAACCTATATTAGATTGAGATGTATCATCTATAAGATGAATAAGTTTTAATGAAATACCTGGAGCATGAACATCTAATTGACAAATAGATAATCTATCGCATTTACAGAATATGCAGACATCTATCTGGAATTGATTTCTAGATAATATGAAGATGCAATTATCTTGAATGTTTACAGTTAAATGAAATGTAGCAGCTCTATCAAGAGATGGTAAATTAAGATTTGAAAAATTTAAAGCAATTAAATTAACTTGAGATTCAGATATAAAGAGATTAGATTTATGATTAAATGACTTTAGTCCAATAAATACAATACAATTCGTAGAACAAATTACTGAGAAGAGAGCATGAGTAAATGGATATTTACTATGAGGTCAATCAAAAGTAGAAAGAGTATCAGATTCTATAAATCTTATACATGATCAATATAAATCTAAACTGACACCAGTAATTGATTCAGTACAAATAATGATGTGATGAGTAGCTAAGGCATGGATACTAACATACTTAAAACATTTTACTGAAGCTGAGTTAAAAGAGTTATGATTAAATATTACATTTAAAGATAAAAAATTATATGTAAATGAATTAGAAGTAGAGAAGATTATAAGAGATGAAGCTATATCATTTAAATTTAATTCTCTAAGAAATATAGAGAAAGAAAAGAAGAGATGAATTATTAAAGAAATATTTATGTCGTTGATTCAAATGAAGCAAGATGTTAATGTAGATGAGATAATGAATGCATTATTAGATGATGACTTTGATTTAGATAAATTAAAGAATTTCAAAATGTTAAATAAATGAGCTAAGGTATGAAACGAATGACCTAAGAAGTTTTGATTTACTGAAGAGGAAAGTGATTTCAAAGGGAATGAATGAATAGATAATACGGAATTATTAGCAGAAGATATACCTGCAGAGATAGAGGATAAAGTAGAAGATCCTTTAGCAGCATTGAATGCTCTATGAATTTAAGAAGTTTGACTTCAAAAAAGAATTTAAATATACTAGCATTGAATAGTTATATTAGAATTACTATTTATCCAATAACTTAAAAGTTATGCCACAATGAAATTGAGATGATCTTGAATTAGATCTAGCGTGATTAGATTGAACTCCAGATTTATCTGGATGAGAAACTAATGAATTGAACATTGATTTCTCTGAATTTGAAACAGACACAACTGACAACTCTGAAGAAGTAGACTGAGATGGTAATCCAGTTAAAACAGAATGAGAAGAGGGTTGAGAAGAGGATAAGGAAGATAAATCAGAAACAGTAGAAAATTTAGACTGAGAAGGTAAAGAGGGTGCATCTGACAAAGATACAAAAGAAGATGATACTGACACTACTCTATCAGAAATAGATGAACTACTGAAGGAATTAGATGATTCAAATACAGAATGATCTGATGACTTAGATGAAGCACAAAAAATCATAGACAGCTTAAAAGATGTTGAATGAACTGAAGGTGCTGTCACATTACTAAAACAGTTACAAACTGAAAGTAAACAAGATAAGAAGACTATTGATACTTTAAAAAAGTTAGTCTGAAAAATCGATAAAGAGAAATGAGACCTTAGCTTGAAAAATGCTGAACTAGAATTATATGGAACTAATGATGATGCACAACTAGTATATCTAAATAGTAACATGACTAAAGCTAGGGCAGGGGATGAAAAGACTAAGGAAAGAATTGTCAAAATAATTGATGATCTAAGAACTGAATTAGCAGGATGAACTAAAGAACAAGAAGAAGCTGATAAATCAGATGATAAAATATCTAAATTTACAAGCTTTAATTGAGATAAGATCAATCCGAATCTTAAAACAGAATGATGAATTAATGAAATGACAATTGAATTAGAATAATAATTTTTAATAAAAAACACAAATGGATGCAGTACAAGCAGGAACATTTAAAACAAATGATGTTTTAAATAAAGTAGTTGGTAAAGGTATTGGTTTTATGCAAGCATATGTTAGAGAATATCCTGGTTTCGCTTACTTAGGATTCTGACCAGCTAATTGGTATAAAGCAATGAGAAATATTTCTGGATCGGCAGCATGATCAATGCATCAGCTAGAAGCCTTCCAAGATACTCAGTTTAGTAAAATTTCTAAAATTGAAGCAACATTAACTGAGGATGGTAGAAAAGTAGAATGGTATGAATGAGAATCATTTAGTACTAGTTCTAAATTTACAGCAGATGCTACAGCAGTAGCTGATGTTGTAGTAGCTTCAGTAGCATGATTTGCAGTTGGTGATATAGTAAGAACAATCCCAGCTCCATGATCAGTAGGTACTGAAACTCAAGCAACGATTACAGTGATAACTGTAGGTACAAAAACAATAACATTATCTTGAGCTGTTACAGTTAAAGATGGTGATAAACTAATGTTTGTAGCTCCAGAATTAACACTTGGTAATAAAGTTACAAGAACAGTAGCTGATCCAGATTCTAAAACAGTTATAACTTACTTCCAAAAATTTGGTTGATCAGTTACAATGAATTGGGATGATCTAAATAAAACTAGATTACTATCAGATATTAAAACATATATTTCTAATGAGTTCAATAAACCTAAGATGCAAATCCTAGAGAACATAATTAATGTATGGTTCTTCTGACAAAATGTATCTGGTGAAACTCCTCAAGCTCAAGGTATTACAGCAGTAATCGAAGAGAGAGAAGCAGCTGGTCTTACTTCTAAGTTTGACATGTCAGCTATCACAGATGAGAAATTAATCATAAAAGAATTACAAAGAATATTAAACTTAGCTTCTACAGCTCCAGTTTATACTGGTTCTGAAAAGCCTACAGTTTTCTGTAACACAGAGTTCTCTGCAAGATTTTCTAGATTACTTCAAGGTAGTCAAGTATATAATGATGTTATCCCAGCTAAAATAGAATACGGATTAAAAGCATTATCTACTCCTTACTTCAATGATATTAACTTTATAGTACTTCCAGAAATTGATAGAATTTATGGACTAACTCCAAAAGCATATGTATTCCCTAAAGAATTAGTATGATTCAGAGTTCCAGAAAATGAATTTATGAATGATATGTGAGTAGCTGTTAAAGTTCAAGCTAATAAATTTGCAGTTATTGCTCAACCAGTAACAACAAATGATTTTAGAGAATATACAACAGAATATAAATTAGCTAATATCTTTGCAGGTCAAAGTTATGAAAATACTTATATGGAAATAAATGGTTTAAATTAATATTAGTTTATAACTATTAAAAGAACAGAATTTGAAATTCTGTTCTTTTTTTTATATACTATATTTATTACAACTTAACAATATTAATATGCTATACAATCAATTATTTACTATGCTACGCCCATTCTTTATATCTAGATGATGAAACTCATTATCAAATAATGACATGATGGAAATGTATGTTAATATATCTTTAGAAGATATGTATTGATTTTATGATTGGATATTTAAAATAAAAGAAGAAGATCTAACTTCTACTGTTAATTGAGATTATTTGAAATGGGATTTAAAATATAATATAGATAGACCTATAGATATATGGGATCAGAATTGAAATAGGTTATATCCAACTACATCAAGCTTAGATTCATGAGAAGAATGAGCTGATGTTAAAATATGAGAGAATTTTATTATTACAAAGTCAGATGTAACAGCAATAAATATAAAATATTATTCTGCATATAAATGGATAGAGTTTAATAAAAATTGAACAGATCCATTACCTTGTCCAAATAAATTTATACCAGCACTCATAAATAAAATTTATGATCTCGCTAGTCCTATTAGTTATTTTGAAGACGATAATGTAGTTCCTAGATATCAGATTGCTGTAAGGCAATTAAATGAATTAAAGAACAATGATTGAGTATCAGCAGATGTTTATTTTATGCCAGATAAATCACTTTAAAAATGAAAGACTTAGAATTTAAATTAGAAGCATGAACACTCAATACTGTCTATGATAAGGTTGAGAATTGTTTAGTTGTTAAACCTACACACAAGATAGACTCAATATCATGAGATGATTTTATGTTAGATAAAAGATTATGATTGACATCAATTCATTGAATTGTATGACAATCATTTTATGATTATATAGATGTAGAAAATAATAGATATTATTATTGAAATTATTTTGCAGATAATAAAAATAGATTATTCGATAAATCATATCAAATGATTTTGAATAATAATGTAAGAGATAGAAATCCTATAAAATTATTAAAAGCAAGATGAGCTGGATGACAATTAATATTAGATGCTACAGAAATTACAAATGCATTAGCTCCAAATAATAATCCTACAGATCCTGCAAGTCTAATAACTAATCCATACTTAACAGCAAATGGATGAGAATGATTAGTCTCTTTAAACATACCTGGACATTGATGGACTATAACATCATCTAGATATATAACATTCACTACAGGTGCTTTAAAATGAGCTACAAATAGAATTATATATGCTGCATGAGATACTGTATATATATCTGGTACAAGTGTATATTGAACTCTGCCAGAAGTAGATGATAAATTTATGATCTTCTCTGATGCAAGAGATGTTATATTAACTTGATCAGATGACTGAGTTATAGTAACTTCATTAACAGATTGATCTGATGATTATGAATTTTACTACAATATAGTAATAACATATGAACAAGTAAATTATTTAGTATTAGAAATAGACTGAGTAAAAGTATTATTAAACTGAGAAAATGATACTGAGAATAAAGCATTATTAGTTGCTGCATTATGATGAACATATGTAGTTGAAACTAAAAGTTGATTATTATTTGTAGCTAGAGATACATGAGTAGCAATTACATTTAATGAATTAGATTCTGTATTAAGAATTAATTGTAATTATTTAGATGGTACATCAGCATGATATGCTGCCTATCCTACACTATCAATTGATTGTGGATGAACAAAAGTAACTAGCCATTCGTTAGATGCAGACACTTCTTGATCGAGTAAATATATAGATAGACAAGAAGATCCAGATTCTTCTAACTGAAATCTAGATGAGTTTTTTAAAACACATTTCTATCAATCAATAATAGATCAATTACCTGTATGATATACTTGAGTAATAATAGATACTACATTGGTATGAGGAGAGGACACATTTGATATGTGAACATTCTCATGACAAGATAAAAATATATATAATTTTAATAGAGAATTAATTGTATATAAAGATGATCTAACTGAAAATGCTGTTACATATGTAAACACATATTCAGAACGTATTAAATCTAATCATAATAAAACACAATGATCAAATATATTAACAGTAACTATTAATTTAGCTTGAGTTGATTATGGTCCATATAATGTAAACTCTATATATGATAGAAATGTTATTTCAGCATTAAAAACATGATTAGAATTAGAATGATTATTTAAGGTAACTGAAATAATATATGATGGAACTGATGATAATATTTGAATACATCATAATGATTGAAGACAATTAAACGCTTCATTAACATATACTTGAGCATCACCAACATCAATTGTTAGAACTGAAGAAAATCATAGTATAGATAAAACTAATTTAATAATTTGATTTGGAGAAAATTCATGAATATGAACTGAGGTAAAAAATAATGATGCGTATATTCAAAATCTAACTAATGTAATATTAAATGTAAATGAAACAAACTGATATTCATATACAGCATTACATTGAGAAATCATAGATGAGATGCAAGAGTTAGATATTATAGATATAGTAGAATTTAGTTGAGCAATATTTGTATTAACTGAAACACATATATTCTTTAGTAGAATAACATTTGATGATAACACACATTTCGAAACACTAGATAGAATACCATATAAGTGATGAACAAAATTAATTCCATTTTGAGAAACACTATTAGTAATATGAAAACAAAATCAGATTATAACCAGGACAACAACAACATTATTATGAACAGCGTGAATTACTGGATACATAATGAAGGACCTAGAATTTAATTGAACTCTGTTTAGTAAATATTCATATGCCTATACAGATGGTATATTATACTTCGTACAAGACGATAGAAGACTTATGACACTATCAGTAGCAAATAATGATGCAGTTAGTTATAGGATAGTTTCTAATGAGATCTCTAGACAATATAGATACTTATTTGAGAATATAGTATGAGAATTATATGTAGAACAATATTGACAGTATTTAAATTTCTTATTAATAAATTGAGATACTTCAACAAACTTTCAATTTGATATATCTTTTAATCATTGGATAGTAAATTCATATGATAAAGCAATATATAAAATATGAGATGAAGTAATGACTTGAGTTACAAACGAAATAGACACTTGATATATAGCTAAGGAAGAATGATATACAGACTTTTGAACAATATTTAAACAAGTTATTAACTTTAGTTTCTGAAGTTTGATTAAACTTACTCAGACTAGTATACTGAGAACAGTATTCTGATTGAATAAGTTAGATAGACTAGATGTAGATTTAACTGTAGAAAGAGAAGAATCGTCTTGAGCATTAATAGTTGATACATATAAACTAAATAATTATTTATTTGACGCAGCATTAGATCCTGCACCAGATGGTGATGAGTTAATATGAGATGAGACTAATCCTATGTATACTGGTAATATAGCTAGCATACAAACTGATATATATACAGCAGGTAAATATACTAGATTCAAATATGAATCTGAAAATAGATTTATTATGTCTAATAATTATATGATTATTAGAGATATAAAGGCTATAATAAATGATATTTTAAATTCTAATTAATATAATATGAGTAATTATACAAGTGATGATGATGGAACATTTGATTACGAAGCTATAGAACCTAAAAAAAATTTCGTAGATGCAAATAAAAATAGAACTGAAATGTCAGATTCTGCAAAAAATGAAATGAAAGCAAAAGAAGCAAGACTAAAAGATTCTGATCCAGATAAATTTAATTGAAGATCTTGATCAGAACAGATTGAATCATTAAAAAATAACGCAGTTAAATGAGCAGAAGTTGTAGATTCGGCTATAAGACAATCATGAAGATGAATAAAATCAGTATGAGTTGAACTTAAAAATGAAGTACAATGAATGATTAAATCTTTAAAAAATAAAATTAATAAAGATGAGATAGTAGAAATAAATAAAAAGTGATGAATCAATGCAGTAAGAGATTATCTTAATACATTAAAAAATGAAACTGATATTGATGATAATGGTTTAGATCTTGATTATTCTGAATTAATACCAGATGAAATGAAAAAAGAAAAAGCGAAAGCTGATATAGAAACATTTCCATGAAGTAAATCTGAAGAGAAAAAAGAAAAAAAAGAAATGAATTTTTTAGATAAAACTCAATGAGCTAGAGATAAAAATTTTACAGATACATTTGATCCTAAAGAAAAAGAATCAATGGATAAAAGAATAGCTGATTTAGAAAAATGAGAATGATCTAAAAAAACTAAACCAGATCCTAAAGTATCTATAGTAGATTTTATGAATAGTAAAGAACTTCCTTCAGATAAGACTACAAGATTATCATTAGCTAAATCATTTTGAATATCAGATTATGCTTATACATCTGCACAAAATACGGCTATCTTAGAAAAAATATCTTGAATGACTAATGAAGAAATTTTAAAAAGAATTGTTAAATGACAATACAATGATACATTTTTAACTAAGGACATTGTTGGTGAATAATTATTAATTATATACAAATGACAAATTGATTAAACTTTCCAGGACTAGATGATATAATGTCTATCAATCCTAAAACAGCATGAATTAAAATGGCTAAGAATTTTATATCTGATAAGCTAGAGAAAAAAAAGGAAGACAAAAAGACATTAGAAATTACTGGAACTGATAAGAAATGAACTGATCCATTCAAAGCTAAAGCAGCACTTGAATTGAAAAAGAATATTAAATGATTGGATAACGATAAAGTTAAACAAGCATTTAAAGATGGTTGATGGGAATGAGTATATAATTTAACTAAAGCTCATGTTCCACCAGTAGAAAAAAAAGCTGAAGAAATTAAAACTGAAGAAAAAAAGGACGAAGAACCTTTAACGACTGAAGTTAATACTGAAGCTAAAACAGACTCTGCTACCGACATTAATGTCGATACCAAAACTACTAATAAAAATTCTATTGTAGATCTATTAAATTCTAAATGAATGCCTTCATCATTAGATGATAGAACATCATTAGCTAGTAAGCATTGAATAGAAGATTATCAAGGTACAGCAGAACAAAATAAATTACTTATAGAAAAAGTAAATACTGAAGTTATTGAATGAGAAGATACAGATACTGTATGATCATGAGAATTATTAACAGATGATATTACTTGAAATAAATCTGAAGATAAAACTGAAGAAGAAAAATGAGGTGAAAATATTTCTGAAAAAAAATTCGAAGAATCATCTGAAGAATTTTGAGATAATATTAAAACTACAAATGAAGAAACTTGAAAAATAGAAACTGAATCTGCTGAGGATATTGCAGCAGAAACTGAAAAGACTAATGAAGATATTAGAAATAGAATTGTTAAAATGGAAGAATCACTAGGTAGAACACTTACTGATTTTGAAAAAAAGAATGCTGAAGCTGAAGCAATAGCTGAAGCATCTGCAGCGAGATCAAGAAATATCGCAGGTAGACAAGCTAACATTGCAGCAGCTGCAGCAGGACAAGGATGATTTTGAGTATCAGCATGAGAGTTACAATCTATACAACAAAATATATTATCATCATATGATAAGAATGTACTAGCAGCTGATGAAGCATTAGCTAAAAATAAAGAAGCATTAGCTTTAGAATTAAAATGATCTAGAATAGAAGTTGAATGAAAATTAAAAGATTTAAATACAATTGTAGATACATTAAATACTGAAGAAGCAGCACCTTTAATATCAGCAATTTGAAAAATTAGAGATTGAGATAAAAAAGCTGAAGAAGATATTCTTGCTTTTATAAATGAATATAAAAAACTAGAAGCTACTTGAGAATTTAATAGAGCTGATAGAGAAAGAAGATTAACTGAATGAAGAGAACAATGGGATGCATATAACGATCAAGAGAAGATAGATTTCTTAATTGATACAACTGAAGGTCTAGAATGATCTGGATTCTCTGCAGATGCTGTTAGATGATTAATTAATAGCTATGCAGGTAAATGATTATCAGCAGAAGAAATGAGAGCTAAGGTTGCTAAAGTAGCTGCAACATGAAATGATGCTAGAATAAAAGCTAATACAATCTTACAAACAGATCCAGAATTTTGGTCTGAAGAATCAACAACATTTATAAAACAAATGTTTGAAGATTTTCCAGAAATTATAAAACAAGAAAATCCTAGTAAACCAGAAACTCTTGAAGAAAAAACTGAACAAAAAACAAATGATTGAACTGAAGATACTACAAATGTATCATCTGAAGTTAAATGATTTAAATGATTTAATACTGAAGAATCTTATAATAGATATAAAACAGCTTTAGAAAAGGCAAAATTACTACCAAAAAAAGAGGATAGAGATAAAGCAATAAAAGCTATAGCAGACTTTAAAGCAAAAAATAGTATTTAATAAAATAGATTATGCCAATAAGTTTTCAAAAAAATTATAATACATATTTAACACAAGATTTAGATAACACCTCTAGTTGAGAAATAGAGGTGTTTCTTAACGACACACCAGAAAGTGATATATGATTTTTATTAATAAATAAATGAATAGTATGAAAAGAAGATAATATATTCTATCATAGAAAATTAGGTAATAGTGTATTTATATATTGAGTTAATAGAACAAATATAGTAACACATACTGAATGATCAACTGTATCATTAGTAAATTCTATAGATGCATTAAATTATTTAGCGTCTAGAATTGATGAACAATTTTTTATGTATAAAAAATGATCTAATATTCTATGAGTTAAATGATGAACAATATATAAAGATTGATCTGAAATAACTATTCCAGATCTTGATACTTCAGATTGATTTCCAGGACAAGTATTGATAGTAAATAAAACTAATTACATCTATGTAGATGAATGAATAATTAAAATTACAGATACTAAAGATACAACTAAATATAATGTATGATATGTATGAGTAAGTCCTACATGAGATATGTATACTATTTATAATACTAAACCTATTATATTTAATAATATTGAATGAGCAGATTTTTCTGATGCTGCTACAATAGCTGATGCTAGGATAGCTGCACAAAAATGAGTAGCTAATTGATTAGCTATATTAAACTGAGATTGACTTATATCAGATTCACAATTAGTAGTAAAGAAATTATATATATCTATAAAATTATGAATACATTTAATACCAACATGAGTATATACAGCTCTTGAATTACTAGTTAATTCGCCAATATGAGATACTTTAAATAGTATTAATACAACTAATAATTCATTTACAGCTCCAGAAGATTGAACTTATGTAATAAGATTTCAAGAAGCAAGATTTGCTATAGTATGACCTGTTGAATTTATGTTAAGAATAAATTGATCAAATGATTGGGAGACAGCTAGGTCTTCATATTCTGCACATACTGGTTATGCTTGACCAGCTATGGAAACAATAATAACTTTGACTAAATTAGATGTAGTAACATTTTTTATGAAACACTCAAACTGATCTGATATACAAATACAGGATAATAAAGATAACAATATTACTATTGAAAGAAAACTATAATAATTAATTATACACAAATGTTTTTACAAAAAAATTATAATACATATCTAGTATCAAAACTATTAAATACATCTACTTGAGAAATACAAGTAGATTTAAATGATACTCCAGAATCAGATACGTGATTTATTATATTAGAAAAAGGTATAGCATGAAAAGATGAAAGTCTATTCTATCATAGAAAATCTTGAAACTCAGTATTTTGTTATTGAGTAAATAGATCTAATCCAGTACAGCATGAAATAAATTCATCTGTACTTTTAGTAAATTCAATAGATGCTCTTAATTATATTATAGATAATATACAAGAAGATTTTTTCATATATAAAAAATCAAAAACTGATATAATAGTAACTGGATGAGACATATATGATCAAGAAGAATTATTAACATTATCTGAAATAGATTCATCTGATTGAGATCCAGATCATACATTTGTAGTAAATAAATTAAATTATGTTTATATAGATAGAACATGAATATACATAACAGATACAAATGATTGAACTAAATATATTATTTGAAAAATATATATAGATTGAATATGAGATATAACAAGTATTGTTCAAAATAAACCTCGTTCATTAAGATGAATAAGATGAATACAATGAATACCTGGACAAGATTGATTAATGACATCTATACAATCATGAACTAATAATACAGTAGATGCTTCAGATCCAGCTAATCCTATTATTAACTCTATAGATACAGTATATGATGATACAGCAATACAATGAGAAGTAGATGCAAATACATCTAAATTATCTACAATAGAAACTAATGCTAAAGATGACCAAATAGCATCAGAAGTTCCTTATGATAATTGAGTTAGTTGATTATTAGCAACAAATGTTAAGTGAGCAATTGACGAAATGATAAGTAAGTTTAATGCTGTAGTTATATTAAAAGGTGAATGGGATGCGAGTGTATGAACATTCCCTGCAAGTACTATAGCTTGATGGAGCTATGTAGTATCAACAGCATGAACAGTAGATTGAGTAGTATTCAATATAAATGATAGACTAATGTCTATATCAGATAGTGCAAGTACAACAGTATATACAGCTAACTGGATTAAATTAGATTATACAGATAATGTATTATCAGTTAATTCACAAGTAGGATCAGTTGTATTGGACGCTGATGACATTAGTGATACATCTACAGCAAAGAAATTTCTGACATTGTTAGGACAAAGTATAACTTGAATTAAAACATTCTTAAGTTTTCCTCTAACACCAAGTTCAGCACCTACTACAGATTATCAAGTAGCAAATAAAAAATATGTAGATGATGAGTTATTATGAATTTATGAATCTGAATATGATGCTTGAACATCTTGAACAACTAAAACAATAGATTGGGCCAATGGTATGAATCAAAAACTTTCAATGACTTGAAATTGTACATTCACATTATCTAATCCGATAGTATGAAAAACATATATACTTAAATTAACTCAAGATGCAACTTGAACTAGAACTGGTACATTTCCAGCTACAATAAAAACACAATGATGAACTACAATAACATTATCTACAGCAGCTAGTTCAGTTGATATATTGACATTATATTGGGATTGAACTAATTATAATACAAATATTTGATTAAACTTTAGTTAAGATGAATAGGCAATTATTTCATAGTCAGAATCTACAAACAGATATACCTTATTGAGAACAAATATATACATCAAATGCGATATGGACTTGTCCAGTTTGAGTAACTAGTATTTGTGTAGTTGCTGTAGGTTGAGGTTGAGGAGGTACTTATACAAGCACTGGTTCAGCTAGTGGTTGATGAGGATGACTTTGATATAAAAATAATATATCAGTAACACCTTGAAGTAATTATACTATTGTAGTATGATGAGGATGAGCAAGAATTAATAACTGAACAGCTTGAAGTGGTTGAAATTCTTACCTTATTAGTACAGCAACAGTATGTTGATATTGAGGTACTGGTTGATCTACAGATAGTATAGCGTGAGTATGATGAAGTCATACTTGAGATTGATGATGAAATGGTGGTAATGGTACTAAGAACTCAGATTATGGTACTGGTTGAGGATGAGCTTGATGATATTCTTGAAATTGATGAGCTTGAAGTAATAGAGGTTCAACTTGATGAAACTGAACATGATGAGCAGCTTGAGGTTGAAGTGGATGATGAATATCAGATTGTTGATGATGAGGATGATGAGTCTGAATACTATGAGAATGAACTAGTGGATCTGGTGGTACAGCATCTACTTGAGATTGATATGGTTGAGGATGAGGTTCTTGATGAAGTAATTGAGCAGATGGTAATGCAGCATATTCTAATGGAGGTTCATACTGAGGATGATGAGCTGGTAACGATAGCAATACTACTCATTGAAATGGTGCAGCTTGAGCATTAAGAATTATATGGTGAACATGAAGATCTTTTCCAAGTACAAATACATGAAGTTAATATACACATATATAAAATTTGAATTACATTGATAAAAAAGATATACTAGTAATAGAGGGAGATATTATAACAAATACATTATGCCGATTACGACAACAGTTGCTACGACATCATCAATATGAGTAGTAAAATTATGTGGTTATGCTACAGCAATTTTAATATTTGAATATTTAAATATCAAGGATACACAAATATGTATCCTTTGAATGTTGATGATTATAGATTTCATAGTATGAATATGAAAACAATTAAGAATTGATTGATCTAAAGTAACTAGTCATGCTGCATGGCAATGAGCTGTTAAGAAAATTAGTACATTAATATTAATACTATCATTAGCATTAATGTTTAAATGAATAGAAATAGATTGATCATTTTATATTAAATCAGTATTAGCTATTTTTATAATGGCAGAGACATATAGTATTACACAAAATGTTTATGCTATAAGAACTAAAAAAGTAGTTTCTGAATATGATGTAGTGAGTTTAATTATTAAAAAGATATGAGATTTTATTTTAGAGACTATCGAATGATGGCTTAAGAAAACTTAATATGAGTACATTTACAGATCATTCAATAATTGAAACATCATGAGAACAATGGAGAGTTGTAGAACTTTTTAGATTTTATCATAAAGATACAGAAACATGAATCTATGATGAGATAGAAGAATGATTTGAGTTTGATTGATGTTCTATACCATTTTGTATTTTTTGACAAAGAATAGAGCCAGCTACACTAACACCTTGTTGTTATCATGATCGGTTAGTCAGATATAAAATATATTGATATTGGAAATCACAATTTTTATTCTTACATTCAATGAAAGTATATAAAGTTAAACCATTAAAAAGAGCTAGATATTTTATATGAGTATGTCTATGATGTTGGATAACTCGGTACATAACTTGAAAGACATCAGTATTAAATAATTTTATTAATAAATATTTACCATAATGAATAAAGTAATATGTTACGATATGGAAGATGGATGAGTGGCTGTACAAACATGAAATAAAGATATAATACCAAAATGAGCAATCATATGATTTTGAATAGAAGTAAGTGACTGAGTATTAGAAATATTAGAATGAGAAAATCGGGCAGCACAAGTTAGAAAAATTCTTAACAATATAGTAGACAAGCAATTTAATACTTTAAATAAATGAGATGAATAAATTATTTATATTATATAATCAATGACTAGAATACTTTACAAGAAATGCTTGTAGTATTTATGTATGGTTTCATATATTTCAAATAATGTTTTCAATACAAGCAACTAACGAATATATAATAGCTACATCACATAAAGCTGAGAAAGATAAAGCTTGGTGGAATTTATGGTGAACATTTGCTGACACAATAGCAAATTGGTTTAAGAAAGCAATTTACGAAAAATTTAATTTATCAGTAGATATATTAATTCATAAATGAACTTCAGATATATTTGAAAAGAATTTAAAAAATTGATATGCGTATGGTATATGATTAAAATATGCAGGTAGACTTTATTCGAAAATTAAAGAAGATAATTTAATTAGTATAGACGAATTAGATGTAGATCTAAAGGATCATAAAATAGTATGACATTTTCTCACATACTTCTATTCTAAGAAGACAAAGAAATATTATATACTAGATAGTCTAAATAGTTCTAGAAAAGCAATTGAGATGGATATAAGTGTATTCAGAGAATGAATTGATAAATGAATATTCTTTTTAAATTGTAGAACAATTGAAATAAAAGATAAGCTAGTAGATTATTATTTAAAAGTTTTAAAAACTTGATTCATTGTTTATAACGTAGAATCATTAGATAAAAAGAATAGATTAGCATTAGATAAGGCAATAAGATTAAGACATTTAAAAATTAAATAATAATTAAATAAATATGTGAATACAATTAAAGTCAGCTAATACATCACCAGATTTAACTGATATTAAAATAGATTTAGAGAATAAAGCTTCTAAAGCAGAAGCAATAGCTTATTCTATAGCATTATAAAAATGAAGCAATTAATTTGAACAGATATATAAAGTTATACTTTTGACGCAAGTCTAAAACAAATAACTATTTCTTGAATAGATACTATAAAATTAGAGCAGGTTTTACTTATAACTAATGTTACAGATAATATTATTATATATAATTTTGCAGATAGCTGATGAAGTATTAGTTGAAATATTATAACTTTGGATTATGATACTACTATAATGTCAGATGTGGATAACCTACAAATATTTATTGATTATAAGACAGTATATGATTTAATATTAGATGACACAACAACAGCTAATATAACATACATAGGAGATGCTGTAATTTGAAGTACTACTAGCTCAGCAGTCTGGAGAATAAAACGACTAGATGAAACATCTTGACTAATAGTCTTATGGGCTGATAGTAATGCAAATTTCGATAATATTTGGGATGATAGGGCTAGTTTAGCCTATAGTAAATAATAAAATATATAAATAATACTTAATTCTTAATTAAACATTTATGGCATATATAGTAGCATCATATAGTTCAGCTGTATCACCAAATCTTGAAGTTTTCTTTGAGGCTAATACTGATGATATAATATTACTAACATATAGTGATAGATATGCAACATATTCACCTCCAAGTTGAACAGGGTGGAATGCAGTTAGTTATAATAAGACAACATATAATGGTGGTGATAATGCTGTATGGTGGAAAAGAGCAACTGCCACAGGTTCAGATTCAGTAGCTATAACAGTCTCTAATAATGCATGTTGATTAAATGCACATGTTATTAGATGAGTTGATACAATAAATGCCTTTGATGTAACTACAGTAAGTAGAGCTACTTCAAATCAAAATCCTTTACAATCAAATCAAATTAGTCCAGTAACAGATAATACTTTAATATTCCATCATATGTTTTCAGATGGTTATGCTGGAGTATTTGATGCTAATATAGTGAATGCATCTGATTTTTATAAAGCAGGTCATAGTTATCACTACTCTGCTTTTTCTTATGCAAATAGTGGAGATACAACACCAGTAGAAAATTTCTATTTTGCAAATACATGAACTAGGTCTTTCACATGGATTACTTTTGCGTTTAGAGATGATTGAACAAATAAAAAAGTGTGATATGTAGATGACTCAATAATGTCTAGTGATATTATTCTACCTGCATGGAGTTTAAACTCACATGGGATTTTTACAGGGTCAACAGCCAATGTAGATTTAACATCAACTGGTTCAAATTTAATACCTACTGTAAATGGATATGCTACTTCTATACCTTATAATTTTGGGTCAATATGATGAGTGTCACATTGAACAGATTATAGGTCAGTAAATTGTGCATTAGCTTGTACTAGTAGAAGTGCAGCTTTTGACATAAATAATAAAATTATAGCAGTTCGTTCAAAGGATGATGGTATGAAAACACCTTACCAGCCAATAGGTAAAAATATAATAGTATGAGATTGAACTAATTTTAGAAGATATAAAATAGATGCTAAAGATACCTCTCCATCATCAAGTACATTAAATGTACCAATTTTAATTAATCCATCTGCATTAACGCATAAAGAGGATTGGGGGACAGTTGATACTACTGTATTAAATAATATAGACCATTTTGCAATAGCAGGGTCTCAACCTAATGGTTATGCTGGTAGTTCTTATGATAGAGTAATTGCATTAAGTTACCTGCCAATGACATGAGGTTCTACAACCTTTCCATGTAATTTAAATGATGTAGTGAAAGCATCAAAGATTCAAGATGTTAAAACAGTTCAAGCTCAGTCTTGAATGGCAACTGGACAATTTATATGTTTTCAATCTATTAAATTAACAAATGGTATAATATGGGATTCAACTGGACAATCTATAGAATATGCATGAGCATATAATGAAACATTATTAAGAACAAATGTACAAATTAATAGTTGAGATTTATTTTTTGAAATAGATACATGAACAGGGAATGATTTTACATTATCTACACAGTCTATTAATATGTGAGATTATCATTGGTTTAAATTAACAAGCGGTAATCCTCTTGGTTCATGAAATGTAGTTAGTAATGCTAAATTACAATTAGAGGCTTTAGACTCATGAGTGGTATGATATACTTTTGATTCATGTGAGGAGATTCAATTTACAACAATGCATGACTTTTCAGCAGGTAATATTTTTTCTAATAGTATAGATGCACAAGTAATCACTCTTACATGAGCAACACAAACTGCTTTACAAGCATTATTAGATAACTTAGCTAATTGTACATTCTTAAACAATGCAGTAGCTATTAGATTAGAATATACTTGAACTTGAAACATAAGTCTAGATTTTGATTGAATAACATTTACTAATAATACAATAGATGTACATTATGATTCAACTAATACTAGTGCACTAACCGCAGTAATGGAAAATTGAAGTAATGTAGTAACTACAGCATTTTCAGGTTCAGCAACAGGAATTACAATATCAGCCCCTAGTAAATGAATTGAATTTACTTGACTAGAATCAGGCTCTTTTGTTCTAATAGTACCTGCTTGAGAATATGCTGCTACAGCGTGGACAAATAAAAGATTCTATAAGTCAAGCTCTTCAACTAGTGAAACATATTTAGCTACAATAGAAGAAGATGTTGATATAAGTATTCTACATCCAGATTATGATCCTATTTATATTACTTCATATACTGTATGAGCAACACAATCAAACTACCCAGTACAACAAAAAGAGGATAGGGCAGCAAATACAGATTACTGACCATTAGTATATGGTACAAATTATAGTATATCTGGTAGTGTAATTGATGTATCAGAATCTGCAACAGTACAGCAAACATATAACTATACAAAAGCTATATGGGCATTAGAGACATTACAGGCAGCAGCATTGGCAAATATACCACTTCCTTTATCTTCAAATGGTACATCTAGTTTTTCTCTAAACTCTAGCTCATTATTAACTTGGTCTTTTTCTGCAGGATCATTTAACTATTTACATAGAGATTGACTAAGATATTTTGATGAAGTAACAGGCACTACAACAGATGTATGGGCTGCAGTATGGAGTTCGTGAGAAACTACTTGAATGACAGCCGAATATCAACAAGTAGCAAATTGAACTGTAACGAATGTTTTAGCGAGTGGAGATATAGACCAATTAATAAAAATATTTGACAATTGAGTATTTGATTATACAGGACATTTAAAAATTAAATATCAAGTAGCTGGATATGATGAAGCATACGCTGATTTATCCAGTATATTTGGTACTTTGGCAGATGAATTATATGTAGTTAATTTAGAACCAACAGCAAACTGAGTTACTGCATCTGACACATGAGCATTAAGTATAGCAATTACACAACACGCACCAACAACATGGAACTGAAAAGATTATAGTATTACAATCCAAGATAATTGAGGTTATACATGAGAACAAATCAGACAATATATTAACTGGAATCTAGCACAAGATGGTAGCTTTGATTCTATAGATGTATTTAATTGGTCAGATATGGTCTTTGATGATGGTTCTGACTTTAGGACTCAAAGAATTGATATATTATGAACATGAACTAATAAATGAGTAAGAGTAGTACAATCAGACTGAACAACAGCACATGCTGACTTTAGTAGATTTATGTCAGATGACTGAACTTATTATACAGTACCAGTAGTGATAAGTAGATGATTAGCTTTCACTTGATTAGTTGCAGGTAGTTTTGTTAAAGTATTTGAAACTTGAACAGATACAGAAAAGTTTTCTACATTAAGTAGTTGAATAACTGAAACATGGAATGAAGAAGTATCTGGTAGTATTACAATAGATTATGTAATAATGCAAGCTGGATATTTACCTATAAGGGTAACATGAATAGAGGTAACAGGATCAGAAAGTGGTTCAACATCTACTCCTATTTCTCAATTATGAGATAGAGCATATGTAGTATCTAGTTGATTAACTATTAATACAAATGTATTTGCAACACCTTGAGTGTCGTTTAAATTAACTACAGCGTCTACAGTACAAAATTTCTATTCTTATATGATAGAACAATGGATAGCACTTTGAGATGAGTGAGAAGCTTTAGCAAATAAACCTTTTACAATCACAACTAATTGACCAAATTCATTTACTTTCATTGATTGAGTTGAATGGTCAGACTGAGATACTTCTATAGCTTTCTTATCAAGAGATGGATTGAGGTATACAGATGGTTGAACAACAACTGCTACTTGGTCTGCTATACAATCAGTATGAGAAGCCTTCAATCAGCAATCAAGATTCCAACAACAAGATTGAACATGAACAACTAATGCAAATAATACAGATAAAATAGACCAATTAATACAAGTGTATTGAGATGTGACTCATTGAAACTTTGATTATACAGACCATCTAGTAGTAGAAATACAAGCTGATTGATATGACCAAGTAAGAGAAGATGTATATTGACAATATGGTACTTTAGAAGACCAATTATATGTAATATGATTATCTCCTAGTAGTAATGGATTAACGACATGAGATCCTTCAGTTACTTGATTAACTATCACAGATCATTGAGCTAGTCCAGTAACATGGAATTGAAAAGACTTTGGTATCACTATTACAGATTCAGCAACAGCTCATACATGAGAAGAGATAATGAGATGGTTAAGATATAATATATGACAAGGTGGAACTTTCCAATGAGTAGATGCTTTCAACTGGCATGATTTAGTTCAGATTAGTTGAAATAAATTTAAAACAGTTAATGGGGTTATAGATTGAACTACATGAACTCCTATAAAATGAGTTAGAGTTGTATTAAGTGATTGAACGACACCTCATCCAGATTTTAATTTATTTACAGCAGATAATGGTAGTACATATGAACCACCAGTATCGGTTACCATAAGTAATGCAAACTTAATAGATTGAACAAGAGTACAGTTATATAATGTAACACAAGCAAATGAATTAGATAATTCTATAGTAAGTTGATGAAGTTGATACAGTTATATAAACAATCTATGAAGTTGATTAGATTTAGAAGATGGTGATAGTATAAGAATAAGAGCAACATATACTAATGGTGTTACAGCAAAACTATGAATAGAATCTCTTTGAATAGTAACAGCTGGTTGATTAACATTCTTAGATAGTCAATCAGATGATACTGTATATATATCTTATGCTTTAGATGGTTCAACTATTACTAAATTTACAGCAGATTATACAGATACTGAAGTAGATATATCGTCAGCAGTAAACTTTACAGCAAAAGAAGCATATGCTTGGTTTATCTATAATACAACGACATCTCTATGAATTGCAGCATTCTTTGGATGAGTTACAGCAATAGATGCTTGAAATTTAAGAATTAACAATACAGTAGTAAATATATTCTGGGATAACATTACATCAACTAATGTATGGCAAACAGATATAATCCGTATTTTTAGAGAAGATTGAGTTAGGCCAGTTAAAAATAGTGGAGTCACAACTTGATGAGGGTGAATAGATATAAGATGGCAAGCAGATGTATTTGTAACAACTGTAACATGAGCTAATGTAATAACATGAGATATAGGAGACTTACCAACAGCTAGTGAAAATGCTGCAGCAGTATGGGGAAAAGATGTGTCTGGATATATAACAGATGATTGAAGTGCTTGATATGAATTACAACAAGGCTGAAGCTGATGATTAGATGAATCTGAATTACATACAGCATTAGATAATTATGAGAATAAAGATCAATGGATGTGAAGATGAAATTGATGATCATCATCATGAGGTATATCTATAGTTGAATTAAATACAGCTTTAGAATATATGATAGGTAAAGTAGAAGCTATATCTAAAGAATCAATAAAAGATATTAATTCTAATACTTGAGAAGTATGATCAGAAATATATACAAATATATGAGATGATCTTGATAAATGAATTTCAAAAATGAAAGATGTTCTAGAAACAGTTAAGACTTGAATTGAAAATATTAAGCAACAAAAAGAGTCTTGAATAAATGAGAAAGATTTATTAAAGAATTTAGATGAAATAAAATGATATGTTTCAAAGACACCTCTGAAAGATGACATTATTTATATTAGAAATCAAATAGATACATATAAAGAAGTTGATGTAGAATTATTAACTAAATCTATATGAGAACAATTAAATAAGTATTCATGAGATCTAGAAAAACAAATCATATCAAATTTCGATTCTAAGCTACTTAAAGTTTCAGATGATATGAAACTACTTCAAGAATGAAATAAGATAGATACAGCCGAGAAAACAAAGGTTATGGATGAATTTAAAGAACTACTTAATATAGTTAGTTGAGATAAGTTTGAGAAAGCTTATGATAAACTAGATCAATTATGAAAAAAATTAGTTGATTTAAATAATGTAGTTATGGATAACTAAAATTTTACAAAATGATTAATATGATTAAACTAGCTATTAGATTAATTATATTAATCTTTTTTATATTATAACATATTAAATTATGTGAGAAGACTTAAAAGAGAACATTGATACACTAGATAAATCATTAACTTGATTAGAAAATAAAGTAACTGAACTAGATGATGCTGATGAAGCACCTTCAGAAGAACTTAATGAAGATCCAATAGTTGAAGATGAATCAGATGAATCAGATGAATCAGATGAATCAGATGAATCAGATGAATCAGATGAATCAGATGAATCAGATGAATCAGAAGAATCTAGTTTAGATTATGATGCATATCTTGCAGAAATTCCAGAAGAATTAACATCTGATCAAAAATCTAGATTATGAGAATTGTATGGTCATAAATTAAAACATACTGAAGATGAAGATATAATTATAGAAAGAGAATCATTAGTACTATTAATGAGAGCTATCCAGTTTAAAGCTATGGTTAATGACCAATATACATATGAATCATTAGATGATAATTTAAAAATAAATGCAGTAAATATGTATTTAGATTCATTAAAATAAAAAAAAGTTTTGACATATATTATTAAATGAATAATATGTTTTCAAATAAAACTCGTATTAGTGGTACGGAGTAATTCATACCTCACGAGTATTGACTACTGAACTACCACTAATAGTTCGGTAGTTTTTTTTTACAATACAAGTTGGGATATGTAGGCAACTACTTTATGCATATCATAACCGACGCAGCTTTAATTAGCTGGGGGGAATATAAGTAGGATAGGCTCTATAACTCATCGATGATGTACAAATCATGACTGTCTATTGCTCCTCTGTATGATAATATATTTAACTGAAATTTATATTTCAGAATTTTATTGAAGTGTTATCTTCTATATTACTTATATATTATATTACAGAGGGAATGCAGTAAATAGGATATAATCTTTCAATGATATAATTTTTTATATAATTAAATTAATAAAAATAATATTATATCTAATGCCAGGATTATGCATTAAAATAAATCATTATAATATTTATATTAATAAATAGTAAAATATGACAATGTTACAAATAAGATTACTAGATCTATATAAACTAAAATACAAAAACGAAAAAAATATAGACTTACAAATAAATACACTTATAAATCTTCAGAATAGAATAAAAATATTTATAGCTTTTTTTTATATTAGAAAAACAAATAAGGAAAGTTATTTACAAAATTTAAAATAATCTTTTGCTTTATTAGATTTATTAGATAGACTTATACCTAAGTCTTAAATGACTTATTTTTAATTTTTAATTCAGATAATTATGAATTTAAAACAAGAGGTCTCGCTGTTCCTTGATTTATATATTAGTAGAAAAAAACTAGTATATGCAGAGAATAAGGATACATGAATAGCTTTCTATGGTAATGAAAGGATTATATATAATCATACAATGATTAAGCAAGAACATACATTACCTATACTGGAAGTATTAGAACCAGAGAATATATCAGAAAAAATTAATGAGTTGATCTCATTATATGAAGCAATAGAGGGAACACCACTTGATGCATTCAAATGATATGTTAATTCAAATAAAACAGATTATGTAGCTATATGAAGAGTATGATTACAATTATCTGTATTCAAGTGAATAAAGAAAATGTTAGAAGACTATGAGAATGTTACAGTTAAAGTAGCAGATATGTTCATCTTCTATGTATGATGAGTTCCTATGATTATATCAGCTCCAGTACAGCTTGATATGCAAACTAGTTTATTAGATAATCAAGATTAATTTATGGCTATTACTTTAAAACAAATAAAGAAATGAAATAAATTTATAGCAAGATCTAAAATGACTAATCAGCAATTATTATTCTTTGATGAATATATAATAAAGCGTAGAAAAGAAACAGAGAAATTAGAACAATCATTAATATATTCTGTATCACAAGCAGAGCATTGAGTTATTATATCACCTATATATATACCAGTAAGAAAGAAAACAGTACCAGACTGAAAGATATCTTTAAATTTAAATTGGTATCGTAATGTAGATTTTATAGTAAATAATAATATGAAGATAATTTATAAGGATTTAATGAAGAGTCAGCTTCAATGAAAGACATTCAAAACTCCTATAGAAATAACATATAAATTATATTATTCAGCAGCTACTTGTGATCTTATGAATATAACAGCTATAGTAGATAAATTCTTTTGTGATACATTACAGGAATTGTGATGTATACCAGAAGACAATGTTAAACATTTAACAAATACTTATTCATCTGTATGATGAAAAGACATAGAACATCCTAGAATGGAAATATCAATATTACAATAAACTATGAAAACAAGAGAACAAATAAATGATGAGTTAAAAACAAAAGATAGAATACTATCATTTACTAATAGAGTGTATGATAGAAAAGCATCTAGAGTTAGAAGCAGAGTTAGAAATAATTCTGTATATACATCACATCCAAAGTGAAAAGAAAAAAGAATTAAAATATTCGAGGAACAAAAAATAGCTAATTCATATAAAAACATAAGTAAAAAAATGTTTAAGTGATTACCTAAAGATAAGTGATTCGGATTTTTCAGAAAATTATTTGCATAAAAAAATATTATGAACCCAATAGCATTAACTATACAAGAAGCAGAACAAATGTTTCTTAGTACATCATGAAATATAACTGTAAAGTGTATGGAATGAAATAGAGAACACGAGTGTAAAACATTTACAGAAGCAAAAGAATTTTTTACTTGAGTTCCAATGGATGATATAAATATATCTGAAGAAAAAACTGAAGAACAGAAATTAACTTTATGAGAAGAATTAGTTTGAAAAACATTTAATCCTGGATGAATGCAGGAAGTAACAGAGATAAAAGAATTATTCGCTAAAGCAATAGATTTAGTAGCAATAGATTTTTGAATGCAAGATCCACAGTCTGCAGAAAAAACAATGCTTATGCAAAGAGCAACAGAGCTATGTATAGAAGCACAGATGATGTGCGTGAAAGCAATCAGTTACAAGTATTAATCTATAAAAAATAGTTATGAAAATATGTAGTATGTGTAAAAAAAACAAGCAACTAAAATCTTTTTATGCTGATGCAAGAAAAAAAGATTGATATAGAAGTGCTTGTAAAATGTGTTATAGAAAAAAATATAAATACATTCATACACAAGAAAAAACTATATATAAGAGAGAATGGACTAAGACATTGAAATGACAAACAGTTTCGTTATTATCAAACGCAAAATGAAGATCTAAAAGATTTAAATTAGATTGTGACTTAGATAATGAATGGATAACTGAGAGATTAAAAAAATGAACTTGTGAATTAACTTGAATAAAGTTTAATAGAGAAGAGTGATACAATAAAAGAGCAAGTCCATTTTCACCAAGTATAGATAAAATAAATCCTAACAAGTGATACACAAAAGACAATTGTAGAATAATTTGTTTTTGTGTAAATATGGCTAGGAGTGATTGGTGAGATGAGGTATTACTAAAAATGTGCAAAGCTGTGGTGAAAGCAATTACTTATAAATATTAACCAATAAAAAATATGTATTCATTAAAAGTATTAGAAGGAGCAGCAACAAAGTTTGATGCAATGTATGATAAATCAGTAGTATGAGAAGAAGCTTATAAAAAAATAGCTAGATATAAAGCTATAGTATTAAGATCTATAGAAAATATAGATACTCTATTTTCATTACATGATCTAGATGATGAGTTAAATATAAAATCTGCAGTATGATTTGCAAAAATTATAGAAGAACATTTTACATTTAAATTTAATACAGTTACGCCAAATGATAAAGCGTTTGATATAGAGCTTAATTATATATTAGGATATGTTCACAAGATCGCTAAACAATTAATTGCTGATGATGCATTTAATTTATGAGATGAGATTAAAAAAGCATATAAAGAATATTGAGAAATATTAGCTGAACAAAGAAAAATATCTAAAGCTAAGCAGGAAGTATATAATACTGAAGCTAAAGCGATTAGAGATGAAATGGTAGCTAAACAAAAAGCATTAGATGAAAAAAATTCTATAGAAAATATAGATGATATAACAGATCAAGAAGAAGATACAAAAGAAAATATAGATAACATTAAAACAGAATGAAAACAAGCCAACTCAGACAATGAAAAAGTTTCTTAAGGCAGTCTACAAGAATGGCAAACAAGCCCTTGAAATCTATATGAACAGTTAAGAGAAATAGATTAGATAGATGAAATACAGAAACGGCAGTACATGATAAAGTATATGATTATTATAAATGAGTATGTATACTTACAGATCAGTTCGTAATGAATCCTACGCCATCATGCTATCCTCATTTATTAAGTAAGTGAATGTTCGAGAAGTTTAGATTATATCAGAATAATATAGTCTTAGTAGCAAACGCAGAGTTGCATGAGACTATAGATATAATTATAAATAAATTAAAGAATACTATCTGAATAAAAGAACTAGAGAGGATGATTTATATTTGAGAAGATATAACACCATTAATAGTTAATGAATATAGAAAAATGAAAAAGTCTTAAAACAATTCTTTTTCTTTTCTTTCATTACTTAAAATATTTTTTTGATAGTTAGTCTATCATTTATATTATTAACCATATAAAATATGGCAGAATGAAAAGAAGTAACTGATGTTGCTAAAAGCGAAGTACCATCTATGTATAATAGATGAGCAGAAAGAGCTAACAAAGTTAGTGTTATGGATAAGATCCATTCTATAAAAGTATATAATGCTGCACCAGGTAAAGAAATAGATGAAGCATTAGCAGGACAATTAATGATCAAGATAGCTTGATGAGACAAATATGAAAAATTTGATCCATCAGTTTGAATGAATATATTAAAGATAAGAAAATGAATTAACTGATCATACTATTTATTAGATGATGGAGGTAATCAAATATTAGATAGTGCAGGTAAACCTAAAAGAAGTTTCGCATTTACAGAAGAATATTTTAGATTTAGTAGAAATACTGATGAAATATTTTTCAAGAATAATAATGGATGACAAGTTGTTAAGAATACAATTTGAGATTTAAAAACATTATTTAAAACTGAGATGACTCCAGGTGGGAAAAAGAATCCATTCTATAAGTTATGATTAACTCAGACTAATCAACCATATGCATCATCATTCTTAAGTGAATGATTTATAATCTATTGAGTATTTACTGATGGATTATTCGCATGAGAATATTTTAGATTATTCATGAGTGCAGCAGCGTTCGGTAATAAATGGAATGCAGAGACTAAAGAATCTACAATAGTAGAAAATAGTTTATGTGATGCATTAGCGACATGTTCATCATTATTCGAAGAGATGAAAACAACTCAAGGAATAGAATGAAGATTTGATGATTCATTATTAGTAGCTACATTAGTATCAACTAAACATGGTAACTTCTTTAAGCCAGAGTTTAAAGATATTAAATTAGCATCAGAAGATAATACTGAACAATATGATTATATAGATGATTTATGTAATCAATATAAACAAGATGAATTTAATAAAGAAGAATGAGATTATGCTAAATTACCTATAAGTAATAATACAGCAATAGAATCTCCAAAAGAAGAAACTACAACAGCTTCTCCAGAGTCAGATAAAAAATCACCATCTGAGAAGACTGATACAAATTGATGAATAAGTATAGAGGATATACCCTTCTAGATTTTCCTTTTAAATAAAGTTTGACTTGTCTGAGTAAATTCATATTATTATAAGTAATTACCTTTTAATAAAAAAATATGAAGAGATGTAAATTATGTAATCTAGCTAAAGAGTTATCAGAATTTTATAAACAAAAATGATGATCTCAATGAGTTAAATGAGAATGTAAAATTTGTTATAAATCTAAAAGAAGAACAGATCAATACAGACAAAGAGATAGAGACAGATATCATAACGATCCAGAAAGGAATAAAAAACAAAAGGAATATACTAAAGAATGGGCTATCAGATTTCCAGAAAAAAGGAAAGCACAAAGAGATGTATGAAATTATTATAGATGAAAAAGAAAATTAGAAAAACCAACTTCATGTTGTGTATGTAATTCTAAAGAAAGAATACATATGCATCATGAAGATTATAATTATCCTAATAAAGTATATCCTATGTGTAATATATGTCATGCTAATAAACATGCATGAAATTTAGAACTTGACAGTTCATTTGAAATAACATTAGATTTTTCAGATAAAAGGAAACATAAGACTAAGTAATACTTAGTCTTTTAACTATTAAAATTATAAAATGAAACTACAATTTAATTGAAGTAAATGATTTTGAACAAAGGATAAGGATGTAACTAGTGCATGGTTTGAATTTGATTATGAAGATATTAAAGAAGTTAATGATATATCAGAATTATTTAAAATTAAAATATGAGACTTCGAAACAAATGCTACAATAAATAAGACAGCTCATAATCCTATAGTAATAGATACTCTATCATGAGTATGAAGATATAAATGATGAGAAGCAGATACTACATTAATAGATGTAATATGATGTATGATTAAATTAGATATCTATATTAATGATCAAGTATGTTGATTATTAAGAATAGAAGAAATAACAATTAAATTAAATGTATGAGAATCTAAATAAATTCTGTGAAAAAAATTGACTAAGATTAGCAAGTTCTTTTTCATACTGAAGATATTGAGATAATAAAATTTCTATTACAGAATTATTATCTATCTTTATAGATCCATCATTTGAATATATAAAAGATAATCATTCAGATAAATTAGAAGAAGCTTGTAATAGATGAACATTGGTACATTCTAATATAGAAAATAATATTAGTAGTAGATCAAATGTAGCTACTATCAAATCACATACACCACCTCAAACACTATACTATCGTAGGTGGAGAGAGTGGAAAGTATGTAATGATATAGTTATAGCCTATAAAGAAAAAACATTCGTTAGAGACGATATAAGATGACAAGTAGATGCATGAACAAATATCTGACCAGTAGATTATAAGAGTTCAATTAGAAAAAATGAAAAATATAAATTACAAGTTACATGATATTGTTGGTTATCTTACGAAGACAAGTGATGAATATTATATTTAAATAAAGATAAATATATATTCGAAGAAGTTATAGCATCAGAATATATGGATATATTCTTAGAACTAATTGCTTATAGCAAGACAATACTTAAAATTAATAAACACAACAATGGTTAATAAATATGATTGACAATGAAGAGATGCAGTAAAAATATTGTATGATAGATGAGATCATAAAAAAGCTGAAGCATTAAGAAAGAGAATGGAAATAAAATGAATTATTATATAATAGTAATACTAAATGGAAAATAAATATATAAAAGAGTTTACTGATTATATAAAGGTAGACTCTGAAAAAGAGGAATGTGATAAAGAAGTACTAGCATATTTAATAGACTCATTAATAAAATTATGATATGAACCTAAAGAAACATTAGACTCATTTAGAAAATGGTTTTGAAAAAGGATCAGTAAATATAATATAACAGTACAACAGTTAGAGCATTGTATAGATACATTCTATGATTATTGGAGCGAAGAAGAAACAAAAACAAAAAACTTTAAGACAAGATTTTTTAATAATCCATATCTGAGACCATTTATAAAATCGTGATATGAATATAAAAATAACATTAACAATATACATTAATGGATTCTTTAGAAAAAATAAAACAAGTAGATATAAAAGAAGTATTAGATGCTATGTGAATAGAAACTAATACTAGGAAATGGATATGGGATGATTGAAAATTTAGTGATAGTTATAGTTATTGCGTTAAGGATAATATAGTAACTAATTTCAATTGAGCAAAAGACTGGAGACCTCATGGGAATCCGTTAAATTTCTATATATGAGCTACAGGTGCTACAATACCAGAAGCAATAGAATGGTTTACTAAACAAAACTTTAATCTACATATAGAGAAAGATGAATGGAAACCTATAGAAAAAGTCTACAAGATCAACGATGAAGATAGATTAGCTTCATATTTGTACTTAAGATGAATCCAATTGAAGCTACTTCCTAATAATATAATATCATTAACGAAGGCAAAGACATTCTGAAAGGATGCACCAGATCAAGAAACTTATTGTATATCAGCAATAATGCATGATATAAAATGAGTAAAGACTTGATATCAATATAGAAGTCTAGTATGAAAATGATTTTATACTAATGGTAATGATGGAATGTTTTATCATTTCGATAAAGATCTCAAGAGAGATTATATAATATTAGTAGAATGATTAACAGACTATCTTACATTAAGACAATATACTCAACAAGTAATATGATTTAAATCTGCAGTAGCTAAACCTACAGAAGAGTTAGTAGCATTACTAAATAAGTTTACTAAGATTTATATATTATTTGATAATGATCCAGCTGGAATAAAATGTAAGGAATGATTTAAAGCAGAGATAGATTCAGATATATATGAGTTAGAAGAAAGTATAGCTGAAGATGTAAATGAATTATGAAAAATTTCATGAGCAGAATTATTATGATCTATATTAGATCTATCAGTTCAAACTAAAGAAAAAACATTCTCATTAATTTGATATGATGAATGATTAGCAAGATGATATGATGAATTAAGATTAAGAACTAAATCTACAGTAATGAGTTATTGATTTGAGAAGTTTGATACAAATCTATGATATTTATTACCAGGACAATTAATAGTAATATGATGAATAACATGAGTAGGTAAAACAACTATAGTAAATCAGATAGCTAATAATGTAGCTAGACAATGATTTGCAGTAGCAAGATATTCATTAGAGGATAGATTAGAAGAAAGTAGAATCAATGATATATATTATCAAGTAGTAGCGATTAGGAAAAAGAGATTAACTATGAATAAGTTAGATGAGCCTATGCCATCACATTCAATATTTGAAGCAAATTTATTTACTGAAGAAGATTATCCAGGTATACAATTAGATATTCAGACAGCAGTAAAAAATCTAAATAACTTTAATAAAGGGATAATAGATTTAGCACATAAACAAATGGTATGAATAAAAGAACTAGAGAATTTATTCAAGGATGTAGTAATTAATAGATGAGTTAAACTTGTAGTAATAGATCATTTACATTATGTAAAGTTCGAAAAGAACCAGAGACATGATCTAGCTATAGAAGAGTTTATGCATCAGTTAAATGATCTAATCAGAAAATACAAAGTATCATGCTTGCTAGTTAGTCACTATAGAAAATTAGGTAAGGATGACGAGCCAGATAATGATTCATTTAAAGATGGTGCAGCAATAGCACAAGTAGCTAACAAGGTTATACATATAGATAGAGATAGAAGCGATACATGATGAACTTGATCTGAATGAGAATGAAGACCTATAAGATATATAATAACTAAAAATAGAGGTAAGAGTTGGGTATGAGTAATATCATGAATCTATAATAATGGAAGAATAATATTATGAGAATCAAGCTTATCTAAAGAGAGAAGATTAAATAAAAAGAAATGATATTAATTTATAATTAACAATTAAAATATGTTATTAGCATTAGCAATATATTGTATTATTTGAATAATCATATTACTAATATCTGTATGGACATTAGTATGACAAGATAAAACAATATTTTTTAGAAATACATTAAACATAAGGAAAATATATAAACCATATTTTAAGCCATATAGTTTAAAGAAAAGAATAATATGATATTTATTATTCGGTCCATTTTGGATACTATGAATTATATTTATTATATTATATTAAAATACAAATGATTAAATCAATAAAAGTAGATTGAGTACATTGAGTTAAAAAAGAAGTTAAGTTTGATAAACAAACTAGAATAGTATGAATGAGTAAGATAGGTAAGACTACAATATTAAATTGTATAATGGCTTGCTATTCATGATATTATCCATGATACTGAACTACTCTACCAGATGGTAGAGCAACATTAAAGACAGAAGCATTTGATGTAGAGATGAGTAATAAAAGAATAGTAGGATGATGAACATTAACTACTAATCAAGCAGAGATAATTAGATATATAGTACCAGGTAATTTCTTTAAATTAACTAAGAGTACTTGAGATCAAAGATCTTTAATAACTAAAATATTAGATATAGATTCATCTATATTAGATGATGCTAATAATAATCTGAAGAGACTCAAAGCTGAAGAAAAAGAATTTGATGCAAAGAAGGATCAGATCTCAGATGATGCTATAAGATTAGAAGAAGCAATAGAGGAATTAAATATAGAGAAACCTATAGAGATTAAAGCTATACCAGATAATTCATCTGAAATATTAAATGCATATACAGCAATGGAAAATAAATTTGCATCTGATAATATAGCAATTAGATGAAGGAATCAAATAACTAAAGAAGATTATGAAACTCAAACAAAGAATGCTGAGTTATATAATTATTCTGAGATTAAGAAACTAGAAGAAAGTATACTTGACTTAGAACTTAAACAATGAAGTATACATAGAGAAGCAACTCAGTTAAAAGATGCTAAAGATTATAATTGTTGAGAGTGCTGAACACTAATCAAAATTGAAAATACAGATGATATGCTTAAACAATTAAGAGCAGAATATAAAGAAGTAACAGATCAAATACCAAAAGCAAAAGAGCATTTAATTAAATTACAATCTGATAGAAATAATCATATAGCACAAGTTGAAGAACCAGCATATGAATCAATACTAGCTATGGAAATAAGTAGCAGTCTACAAGAAAAATCTAAAGCTGTATGAATAAAATATACTCCAGGTAATACTGAAGAGTATAATATATATACAACAGCTCTAAGAGATTATGATATGCAAGAGAATAGAAAATCTACTTTACAAGAAGAACTAGATATAAAAGATAAACAACTTAAAGATCTTGATTCAGTTAATATAACTAAATCAATTAAGAAGTATCAAAAGATAAAAACAGATTTCAATAAAACAATAGAAGAGAAAGTAAAAGAAACTTGATTAGATATTAGATTATTTGAAAGATTAAAGAATGGTAATATGAAAGAGACATTCACTATCTATGATAAAGAATGAAATAAATATTGAGCTACTAGTACAGGTAATGAATTATATATTGAATTACTTATAGCTAAATTATTTATAAAATATTTAGATCTAGATTTTATATTATTCGATAAGTGGGAATCAGTTGGAATAAATTTAAGAACAGAAATTCTAAAAGAAATCTGAGACTTACAATTAATAGCTACTGAAGTTACAAAGGATAAAACAATTAAGGTAATGAATATATAACATTATCAATATACTATCAATTCATTATGAGTTGATAGTATTTTTATTTTACAATTAAAAAATATATTATGGAAATAATAATCACAATACTTATAATAATATTAATGATTAACTTATTAGTAACATTAATGTTATATACTATATATGTTAAACCATTATCAATAAGTAAAGATAAAAAGAAAAGATTAAGAAGTAAGCAAGAGTTAGCAACTAAGATTAAATTAAATGAATTATCTAATTTAGTTGAAAGAGCTACTGATATACATACAAGAGATTGAGTATGAGAAAGACTATGAAAGAGTCCATGCTTAGTATCTAATTTATATCATCAAAGGATTAAAACAAAAGACAGAGTTGATTATTATATTAGAAAATTAAATACTATTTTAATGACTAACAATAAAGAAACAATATGATAGATACAAATTATTTGTGATATAATATAGAGATAACACAGGATGAATATCCAGAAAATCCTAGAGAGTGGGATAACTTATGAACATTAGTTACATCACATAGAAACTATAGTGGTGATGATGAATTACCAGAATGACAAGCCAGTATAGAGAAAGCATTCGCTATGTATTTAGAATGAGAATGATTATCGATGGAAGAAGTATATTATCATACAGTATATTTATACGAACATTCATGAGTAACAATATCAACATCACCATTCTGATGTAGATGGGATAGCTGACAATGGGGATATATATATGTATCAAAAAAGAAAGCAGAAGAAGAATTAACTTGTGCTAAATGTAATTTAGAGAAAGTAACATTAACATATTTAGACAATGAAATTAAAACATTAGATAAATATTATAGATGAGAAATATACGAATACAGAATAGAATTACTATGAGAGATGTCATGATGATATGAATCAGAAGATGAAGCATTAGCTGAAGCTAAGAGATATATAGATACAACAGATCCAGAAGGTAAGATAATGAATATAAGTGAATTAATTTACAATGAAGCAATGGATTCATTCTGGGATAAATTCAATAATTTAAAGAATGATTCAGAAATGATGGTTGATAAAGAATGAGAAACAATAGAAGCTAATGAAGAATTACTTACTAATATAGTATGAGATAAATTAAGAAAATATTAATTAACAATATAAATAACTATGATTAAAGTAACTAATAATATGTGAGTTAAAATAGAATGTACTGATAAGATGATAGAGATATTAGCGATCATATACACTAATGATTTATATGTATTACAAAAAGGAGAGTACAATGAAGCAGAAGATATTATTACTCAAAGATGATTAGCTCTTTGGAATATATTCTGAGGTACATTAACAGTACTACCAGGATTACAAATACTACCAGAACTATTATCACAACGGGATGAAGATTGAGAATATTGAAATATAATATTAGATAAATTATTTTGAGCATATGAAAAACAAAAGATATAAAAGATGAAACATTATTAATGGGCATAAGATATTATCTAAACAATCTGATAATTCATTTTTAGTAGAATGTTGAAATTGTAAATCATTTGTAAATAAGAATAGAGCTAATATAAATAAATCAATTAAATGTATTAGATGTGTTAAGTTAAGAAATGAGAATAGAGATATATCTACATTATCCTGGATACTATGATTAAAAGAAAATACAGTTAGATCTAGGATAACAAGAGGTATGTCTATTGACCAGGCATTATATCATGAGAAGAATAGATATATAAAAGAATCTTTTAGATTAGAAGACAAAAGATATTTATATAAATTCAATGAACAACATTACAAAAAAGATAAAGCTATATGAGATAAAGCTTATCTTAAATATATTACTAAACAAAAATAATTTATGAATAGAATAGAAGAACTAACTAAAGATATACAAGTATATCTAGCAGAGAATGATATGGAAGAATCAGATATAACTAGACCAGATGACAAGTATGATAATGAAGCTTGGCTACAAAACTTATGTAATGTAACTAATGAAGTATCAATTATAACAATAGAATCTATAGAAGATATGTCTGAGAGATGGTGACAGATAACATACTATATTAAAATAGAAGATAGTAGCGTGTGATATACAATTATATTAAACAATTCAGCAGAAGATATTGATATACAATCTATAGAAAATCTAGCTGAAGTTATATATGATTACGAAAGACTAGCAAGTAAATTAACATTAACAATTAAAGATGAATCTTAAAAAGAAACTAGCAATTAAGTTTGCTAAGAATGCATATGATCAAGATACTAAATCTTTAGATCCAGATGTAGATGAAGCTGATTTATTTGCATCTCTATTTAGATCATACTATAGATCGAAACCTAATATAGAAATAGATAATGATATAAGAAATGATGCAACAAAAGTATATGTACTTAATGATCATCTATTAGATGAGTATAGAACTGAGATATGATTCTATCAATGGATTAATTCTGAAACTAAAAAAGAATTAGAAATAGAATTAGAAAAAATATTAACTGAACTAGATGATAAGATAGATATAATAAATAATTTATTTAATAAAAAATATTGAAGTGAAAACAAAATTTAAGATACCAGTAATAAGAGATGAGTTAGTAAATGCTAATTCATTAGAAGAACTAGTAGATAAGTTTACAAGGATATGATCATGAGTATGGCAGATATGTATATGACCATATACTATTAGTATAGAGAGTATACCAAATGAACTTAACTATTGTATAGACGCAATTAATGATTGATGAGACTGGCATAAATACAGAGACTTTGATGATATAATAGAAACTGTCGCATGTACATGAGTAGATGAACAAAGACAATTATTCATGAAAGAATGTAAAGAAACATTTAGAGATTGATTCATGAAATCAATAGACAATACTCATAACAAAAAATAATATGTTAGATAAAAAAGAAATTCAAAAATTATTATATAGCATAGTACAAAATGCTAATTGAGTAATGGAAAGCTGAAGAGCTTGAAGTGATGAGTTATACTTTGTGTGATTAATTAAACAAGATGTAACTAAGATATATACTTTATTAAACAAATAATAAAATGGTAGCAATATGAAAGATAAGATTAAATATACAATGATTAATGAGACTCATAGCAGGTA